TGAGCGTATCCTGACCGCTGCAGCCCAGTTGTCGCAGACGTTCGGAAGCTGACGTTGCTAGCCTCCGCCAAAAGGGGCCGGTTGTTGCCGTGCGTTAGGTGACAACCGGCCCCAGCGGGACTAGCTGCATTCTTTATCCGGCACGTTTGTCGGATTTTGCCGCGGCCCGTTGGTCGCTGGCTGATCAGGAGGGTTTATGGCCGCAACTGCTTGCCGCCTCGTGCGGCGAAGTGAACTTACACCCGGCAGCGTCATTGTCATGCAAGCCGGCACCATCAAGCGTATTCACGTCAATCAGCACATGATCCGCCGGAACAAAACTACCGGCGAACGTAATAACGTCATTACCGTTCAGTGGCGTAACAAATCATATCCGGTAGAGAACGCCGAGATTCGGGGACCGGCTAAAGCCGTGTACTCCCCAGATAAGCCCCTAAGTTGCGGGGCTCGCGTATGGGTTGAAACCAAAGGCGAGGTCGTGGTGACCTGCTAATACTTACCACCAAAAAAGACACATATGTCACACATCGTTCAAATCAAGACTGAAGTTCGTGATGCCAATGCTATTTCCGCCGCCTGCAAGCGGCTGGGCCTTGAACAGCCCGTTGCCGGCCACCATGTCCTGTTCGCCGGCCAGTCGGCGGACGGTCTGGCGGTGAAACTGCCCGGCTGGCAGTTCCCGGCTGTGTTCAACGTCGATACCGGTGCTGCTGCCTACGACAACTACAACGGGGCATGGGGCCGGCAGGAGGAACTGGATAAGTTCCTGCAGGCGTACGCCGTCGAGAAGGCGATTTATGAAGCCCAGAAGGGCGGTTATTCCGTGTACGAAGAAACGCTCGCTGACGGTTCGATCAAACTTAACATCACTGTGGAGGCCTAATACATGTCAAAAATCATTCAGGTTGTAGTTAATAAGAAGGGCGAAACTAAGATCGAGACCACCGGCTTCTCCGGTAGCTCGTGTCAGGATGCCACGCGGGCTCTGGAGCAAGCTCTGGGTGCCAAGGTCGATGAGACGCTGACCGGCGAATATTACACCGCGTCGAATGAGCAGACCCTCGAACAGCAGAACTAACTAAGGTAACTACATGTCACTCGAAAAAGAGATCAAAGAACTCGTCTGTGCAGGCTTTTCCGGTATCTGGGTTGAGTCCGTGGAGTGCGACGACGCCGTCGCCACCATCCGCAAGTTAGCGGAAGACCGGAAGTGGGGCTTTGATGTCTGGGACATCGACCGCCAGCTTTATTCTGGCTTAACGCCGGCACCGGGTCCTCTTCAGGCGATCCGGTCTATGGACCTGCCCAAGACGAACGAGACGCAGATTCTCGTTCTTAAGAATTTCCATCGCTATCTTCCCAACCCCGAGGTTTTGCAGGCACTGGCCAACCGGGTCGTGCAGGGCAAGGGCGAGGGTCGTTATGTCATCGTTGTGGCTCCGACGGTTGCCCTGCAGCCCGAGGTCGAAAAACTGTTCACGGTCGTGCATCACGAACTGCCCGACGAGACGCAGCTTAAGAGCATCTGCAACGACCTGTTCAACGGCGATAAGACGTTTGAAAAGCCGACCGAAGAGCAGATCAACAGCGTCGTCGAGGCGTCCCGCGGCTTGACCCGACAGGAGGCCGAGAACGCCTATGCCCTGTCGCTGGTCCGCAATAACAAGCTGGAGCCGGATACCATCTGGGGCATCAAGGCTCAGACGCTCGAAAAGAGCGGCACCATGACCCTGTATCGCGGCGATGCAAACTTCGATAACCTTGGCGGCCTCGAAAACCTCAAGCAATTCTGCTTGCGGGCAATGCGGCGTCAGGGCGAGAAGAACGTCGATAAGCGGCCCAAGGGTGTCTTGCTGCTCTCGCCTCCGGGCTGCGGCAAGTCGCAGTTCGCCAAAGCTCTAGGCAACGAGGTCGGCCGCCCGACCGTAATGCTCGACTTCGGCAGCCTGATGGGCAAGTTCGTGGGCGAGTCCGAGGGCAACATGCGGCGTGCTCTCAAGCAGGTCGATGCCATGGCTCCGTGCGTCCTGTTCGTCGACGAGATCGAGAAGGGTCTTGCCGGCGTCGGTGGCTCCGGCCAAACCGACAGCGGCGTTTCGGCCCGGTTGTTCGGCACGCTTCTGACGTGGCTTAACGACCACACGTCGGACGTGTTCTTTATCGGCACCTGCAACGATGCCAGTCAGCTTCCGGCTCCGTTTGCCCGTGCCGAACGTTTTGACGGTGTGTTCTTCGTGGACCTGCCGGCGGACGAGCAGCGGCAGCGTATCTGGGACATCTACCTGAACCATTTCGGGCTCGACAAAGCCCAGCAGCGTCCCGACGACACCAACTGGACCGGTGCCGAGGTCAAGGCGTGCTGCCGTCTGGCGGCCCTGCTGGACATCTCCCTGATCGAAGCGGCCCAGAACGTCGTTCCGGTCGCTGTGACCAGTGCCGAACAGATCGAGCACCTGCGAAAGTGGGCCGAGGGCCGTTGCCTGTCGGCTGACAATCCGGGGTTGTATACGCGGGTGGGAAAGCCGCGGCAGGCAGTGCCGTCCAGCGGTCGCCGTAAGATCACTGCCCCGAACGCGTCTGATAACTGATTTTTACAGATAACCCAATTTTCACTACGCAGTGAAAAACCAAAGGACGACTGATTATGTCAACAGAAACCGCAGCCCCAACCACTGCCGATACCGTAACCCAGACCGCCAACGAATTGCGGCAAACGATGGGTGCCGTGCGGGTGTCGTTCTCGTGGCTGGGGACGCAGCGAAAGCTGTCGGACGCCCAGACCAAACAGGCGGCTGATACGTTTCACGCCGAGACAGACCTCGTCACGGCATCAAAGAAACTCATCGACACAAAGAATCCGACATATCGGGTGCTGACGGCACTCAAGAGTCAGGTATCTGGTTATTGGCGGAGCATGACGCTGCCCTATCCGCAGGAGGGCGTCCGCCTGATCAAGCAGTCAGATGTTGAGGCATTTGAAGTAAAGATGCGGGAGTTCAAGGAGCAACTCGCCGCAGCGGCTGCCAATTTACAACTGGAGTACGAGACCCTCAAGGAAGCGGCACGGCAAAAACTGGGCGACCTGTTTAATGCTGCCGACTACCCGTCTACCCTTGAGGGCGTCTTTGACATCAAGTGGGAGTACCCCGCCGTTGAAGCCCCCAACTACCTGATGACTTTTAATCCTGACCTGTATGAGCAGGAACAGCGTCGCGTGCAGGAGCGATTCGAAACCGCTGTCCTCATGACCGAGCAGGCGTTTGCCGAACGGTTGCAGGAACTGGTTTCGCACCTTATCGAACGACTGGCAGACGAGCCAGACGGAACAAAGAAGACGTTCCGGTCGTCCGCGGTCGAGAATTTCAAAGAGTTCTATGAAAACTTCCGCCGCATGAACGTCAGGTCGAACGACCAGCTTGAGAATCTGATCAAGCAGGCCAACGACCTTGTTGCCGGCGTGGAGGTCAAGGAACTGCGTAATAACGACGAGGTGCGACGAAACCTCAGTCAGCAGATGGCTACCGTGCAGTCATCGTTAGACAATCTGATCACGAACGCCCCGCGGCGACGTGTGATGCCCATGGGTTGAGGATGACGTTAATCGACACAGCAACGATCACACCACCTCCAGTTGAGCAACTGGGGGTTATGCTGGATATCAAAAAGCCAAGAATTCAAAAACACGATTTCAAAAATGGTATGGGTCGCGTGCCGGCCAAACGACATGTTAACGGTCGCGGGTGGGTGGCTCGCACGGCCGTTGTAGAAGACAGCGTCTACGTTGGTCCGCGATGCGAGGTATTCGAAAACGCCTATATCTCCGGCAAAGTCCGCCTCGAAGGCAAAGCTCGCGTTGGTGGCAGTGCGACAATATCTGGCCACGCCATTATCAAGCAGAACGCGTTTGTGTGCGGCAAGTCATGCGTGAGTGACGTAGCAATCATTGGTGAGAACGCACGAATAAACGGATTTGCTGTCGTCTCGGGCACCTCTCGGGTATTCGGTGGCACGACGATCACAGACAACGCACAGGTTATTTCGTCCACGTTTCGTGACAACCCTGTGATTGCCGGCCGTGCGGTTCTCATTCGCTGCGAGTTTTCTGGCAACAGCCGAGCCGACGAGCAGTGCACAGTTATCGACGCCGTTATCAACGGTTTTGTTTGGATATCTGGCTTCAGCCAACTGCTGCGAAGAACAGCAATCCACAATAGAAATCCAAACGAACGGGTGAGCATCTGCGGCCACGCTATTTTGACAGAAGAAACTATGATCTGGTCGCCGATCGTTGTACAGCAAAATGCCATACTGGTGCGTTGTCGTATTAACACGACGGGCAACGACGCTAACAACTACCGGCCAGAAATTGGTGGCACGCTTGTTTTCCAGAACCGGCATTTCGGTTCACGTCATACGCTTGAGTCAGCCTTGTCAGCCGCCCGAAATCCGATCGTGGCGACGAGCACCCCAAATATCCCACAGTACCAAAACCAGCCCGTGCAAGGGTTTCCGGTAAGACAGGTCAACTACTTGGCCGTGCAGCCGGGTCCGCGTCGTGTGCAGCGGTTGCAAGAGGCGGCAACATGAACCTATACTTCCGACCGAACGGTACGACCCAATGCCTGTACGGCGAAAAGATTTCCCTCGCGAGCCTTGGACAACTCGACATCAAGCGAGCCAGCCACGTTGAGCCCGACCAGAACAATCCCGGTCAATGGTATGCAGACCTGTCTCCTGTCGGCGGTCCGCTGATGACAGGGTTTCCTGACCGAGCAGCCGCTCTTGCCGCCGAGGAAGAGTGGCTCAACACCAAGATGCAAACGGAACACGTGCAGGCACAGTCATGACAAACTGGATTCAGTGGGAAATTGACGACTCCGAAGGGGAAAACCCGTTTGGCGTGCCGGGCGAATTTGAATTCAACGTAGCGTTCGACTACGACCCGGGCGAACCGGCGATTATGTACACGCCAAACGGCGACGGCGAACCCGGATATCCACCACACACCTCCATTACGGGGGCCCAATGCAAACTCTTTAAAATCGACGGGCTGCACACGCAAATGCAGCCGCCGACAAAAGAAGAGGACGCGACGATCTGCGACTGGTTTTTGTCGTTGCTTGACAACGACAGAAAGCTCAGGACGCAGATCGAAGAGTGCGGTCTCGACCAAATGTACGTCGAGCCGGACTATGATGATTTGGATGATTGACCCGTGGCGTAAAAGCCACATAACCAAGGAAGAGGTTACGATGCGTTTTGTTTTTGCTGCTTTGATTTTCAGCGTCTGCGGTCTGGTCCACGGACAGGATGCCGGCCAGACCATCAGTGTTCTGAACCACGGTTCGCCGACTCCGGCCGCCGCTCCCGCTCCGGCGGCTGCCCCGACGGCCGTAGTTGCGGCTGATCCCGCCCCGGCGACGGTGGTTGTGGCCAGCCCGTCTCGCTGCCGTAACGGGCGTTGCTGCACCGGTCCCAACTGCCGGCTGTACAATGTCGAAGAGTCGGTAAGCGAGTCGTGCCGTCCTCGTCTGTTCGGCGGGTACGTCAAGACGAACACGGCCCGCACGGTCTATCGTCCCGCCCGCCGGTAATCCCGGTTGGCCAAAAAACCTGTAATGCCAAGGAGGGCATCGAGTGCGTACTCGATGCCCTCTCTTTTTACCTAGGAGCAGAAATGCCTTACTACAACGTTCGAGTACAAGATTCTGTGACCCGAGAATTCGTCATCTGTGCCCCCGAACGCGACAGCGTCGAAGAAATTCTGGCTGTCGCCCTCGCCGAAGAAAAGTTTGATCCCAAAAAGATTGTCCATATCCGCACGGATTCAGACAGCGGTATGAGCGTATACGACGCCGACAAGACGAACTGGACCGACGCCCTCAAGAAAGCAAAGGCCAAGTAACATGGGAATTGACATCTACCTCAAGTGGGACGGCATGACCGAGGAAGACCAGCAGAAGCAGTACACCGGAATGAGCACCATTTCCGGCGAAGTCGGTTATCTGCGTGAGGCTTACCACGGCGGCCCGTACGCCACCAAGATTCTGTGCCGCGAGGCATTCGAAACCGACAACTGCGAGGCACAGATTCCGGCTGAGACGCTGCGTGAGCGGCTGACGCACGTTACAGAGCCCGTTATCGGGGCCAACGGCGGCCACATGGCTGCGGCCATGTTTTCAGAGCTAATGAAGACCAGCGGTATGGCCGTGAGCGGTCAGGTGCTCAGCGACATCACCTGCCCAATGACGGTCGAAGAGGCCATCCGGGAGCGATATAAGCGGCTGTATCCTGACGCCGGCACCGAAGAGGTTGATCGAGTCGTGCAGTCGTTTCAGGATTTTGTTGCATTAGCCGAACGCAAGGAGGCAGAAACGGGCAAGCCCTGCACCATCTATGCCTCTTACTAACGAAGACAAAGAAGCCCAGCAAAGGCTACGTAGCCTCGTCAACGAACTCATGGGGAGAACCATGGCAAAGCAAGCCGCCGGCGTTGGACGCCTCAAAGATTACGCCAAAGCATTTCACGCTCTCGGAGCCGTGAGCATCACGTTTGAATACGACGGAAGTGGTGATTCGGGTGACATGTATTCGTCCACTGTTGCTTATACGCCCGATACAAATAAGTGCCTTACCGAATGCTCAGAAGAAGAACAGGCCGAGATTGCCGAAGGTAAGCCAAAGAATATGACGCTAAAAAAGTTCTGCAAGAAGTTTGAAGCAGAACTGAAACAGCATCTGCAGAACAATGACACAACAGCCGACGTTATCGAGTCCGAAATTATGGACGACGCGTTTGACCTGCTGCCCGGCGGCTGGGAAATCAACGACGGCAGCTTTGGCACCATCGTGATCGACACCGCATCCGGCGAAATTTCCGTTGAGCACAATGAGCGGATAATGGAATACAACACAGAGAATTTCACGTTCTGATGACCGGGCAAAAGAAAAAACGAGTAAAGCTGCACGAAGAGACAGACGCTGAATTGTCCCGCCGTGCCGACAGCACGTGGATCGGCGTCAAGGATTTCTCCATATACATCAAAAAGACCGATGAAGGTGTAGTCGTAGACATCTACGCCCGAAACTTCGAGGACTGCGACTGTCTGGCCAGTACCTATGCGTTCGATTCTGAAACAGAAGAAATGCGAAAGGAGATAGAAAATGAAGTGGATTGAAATTGACCCAAAGATTGTGCTTGCCGCGGCTGACATCTGCGATGGGCATACGATATTTAAACCAGAGGCGTTTGCAGAAGTCGGCGTTCCGCAAGATTTGATTGACCGCTGCTCCAGCACCTACCGAAGCGATTTCAGCGATCCGAAGTACATCATTTCCGGCCCGGACGGAAACCCCGTCGTTGAAATGCAGGGCATCTACGGGCTGGACATGCTCGAAAGCATGGTTCGCGACTTTGGCCTGCGGTGCGAAGCAAAGCTGGGGCGTGGGTTTCAGGCCCGCGTCTACCAAGAAGCTTTGCACAAACACCTCGATGACCTGCCGACTGTTCGCCAGCCCACGGAAGCGTAACGCACAGATGACAATTGACGAAGCGATTGAAAACCTGAAAGACGCCAAAAAGCGTGGCGTCAAAAGCGTCTTGCTAGCGTATTGGGAGGCAGACCAGTTTGACCGAGAAGACAACGACGAATGGGAACACGCCGCAGAACTGGTCGAACGAAAGATGGACTGGTCGGGAACTCATGACGACATCGCCATGACTCTCAACCTCTACACGAACGAATAATCATGGCCAAAAAGAAACGAAACATAGCAGCGATTTACGAGGTTGATGACCAGAATTTTATGAACATTATGGGCGGGCCGCACTACAACATCGTCGACGTAAACGAAGACGAAGTTATTGCGACCGTATGGCTTGATGACGACGTCCACAAGTGTGAAAAAGACGCTCTGCTCCTTTCCGCGGCGGAAGACCTGCTCAGGGCCTCCGAAGCCGCGTTGGACTGGGTCCACGCACAGGACGAAGACCAGTTGCCCCCGTGGACCGTGCGGCTTGCTAAGGCCGTCAAAAAGGCCAACGAGGGAGACAAGCACACTCAGGTGTTTTACGACTAACCATGACCACAACCATCAAAACGTTCCTGCGTGACGACTGGAGCGGCGACCTTGATCCCGTGCCGTGCGTCATCGAGCACGGCGACAACGCGATTCTTATCCGACCAGAAGGCACTGGCGACTGCGGATCGGCAGAGGGATATGGGTGGCCTGTCGTTATCGAGTATTACGAAAAAGACGTCCGCGTTCTCGTGTGGGCCGACATTAATCAGCAAGACCCGACACACGTCATTAGTCTGGCCGGAGCACGCGAAGCTGTGCGGAAGGAATGACACACACCATGGCCCTGTCTACGGTGTTGAAATGGAACATCACGGCTGAAAAACTTCCGCCACGAGGTCGCCGCGTTCTCGGCTACTTTGGCCCGGAAGCCGTTCTCTTATGCAAATATCATTACCCGCGGCAGATAGGCAGTTGGCCGCACAAAAACCTCTGGACTCGTGACGGCGGCGAAAACATTACACAGCCGATCATGTGGTCTTACTTCAAACCACCAGAAGGGGTTGAAAATGGCACACCCGTACCATCACGCACTGTCGAGCATGAATAAGTGGGGCGGCTGCGTAGACGACTACCAGCCCATCCACGACTGGTTTGACGAGTCTAAGCGGCATATGGCCGACTTTCGTCATCGAGCCCTCCGGCACCACAGCGAGGGCATATTTGAATGCGAGCGGGTCTTCGGCAAGACGATCGTCAACTGCGACGGTCGCGTGGTGCCGGTCAGGTACATCGCCGAGCAGCACGTGAAAGAAGACTTAGGCAAGATTCCTACGCTGGCTGACTGGTATGGCAACATCAAACCAGAACGCTGGATGTTAGGCCGCGGCAAGAGCCTAGAGAAAGAACTGGAACGCCAACATGAAGAAGAAGACGCCCAAATCGCCTTGGGATAAGGCTAGAAAACTTGTACTGCACAGGCATTCGCCGTGCGGGATATACACCGAGCCGCTCGAACGCGGCGTCAACTATTTCGTCCTGATGCTTGAACAGTTAGGGGCAACGACCGAGTACAGTTGCGAAGGCCACGCCCACTGCCCCAACAACTTTTATGTTGTGTTTAACGCCCCGCTTTGTACGGCTGTGAAAATCCAAGCGTGCGGCTTTTTCACCGTCGAGCTTGAGGGCGACAACCGCTGGAGCATTCGCACCAGAATTATCCAAGACGACAAAACCCGCCGGCAGGTGCTGCGGTGGGCTGCCGCTCAGTGGGAACGGCACCTTGGACCGCTTGAAGCCATTGCCGGCGACACGGAGAAAACAGCATGCCACGTTTAGGCAGAATCGCTTTCGACCTCGGGTACGTGGTCGATTTAGACAACAATGAAATGATCGAAGATGCCAAGGTCTGCATTCTCGAAGACATCGAGAACGCGATCAAGTTTGGCGAACTTGACCAGTATTTGGAAGTTCAGCCGGCCCCGGACAACGCCACCGAGGCGGACATCCCCGAGTTTCTAATCCACGCAGACGAAGAGCACGATGATCACGTGTAGAACTTACAGTGAAGCACGCCGAAAACTATCACAGTATTACGAGTTCCGGTGCGGGCGAGTTTATGTACACAACGGAATTGGTTGGCGGTTTTCTAGCAGACTGCGGCCGCACTCGTACAGCGTGTATTCGTACCGCGAGACATTCCCATTAGCCATCGCGTTATTTTACGCGGCGGCATGGGAGGGCATGTACAACCGAGCCCCCGACGCCTGTTTTATCAATACCGACCGCCACAGCCAGACAACAACCCGGCACCAAAACATCGTGGCTGAGAATTTTGGAACGAAGCCCACCGTTCACTATTGCTCGCAAAACGTAATCTGCTCGCTCGAAGAAGCGATGCGAAATTTCCAGACGCCGCGAGACTCACTGTTTGACATCATCGAAAACCATGTCGGGCAAATTCGCGAGGAAGAGGAAAAGGAACTATACGCCCGCGGCCGTGAACGGCTGAACTCCAAAACCAACGCCATCCTTGCACGCAGCAATCGTATCCGCGTTTTTAACACACACAGGTTGACCTATGCCTAATTGGTGCATGAACACCGTCACATTTGAGCACGACGACGAAGAAATGCTGCAAAGCCTCGTCGCCGCGTTTAATAACGGGCAGACCATGAATACGTTCTGGCCTTGCCCGCAAGAACTAAAAGAAACCACCGCCGGCTATGTCGGCGACGACGAGAAACAAAAAGAACTAGAGCAGAAACAGGCCGAGAACGTCAAAAAGTACGGTGCCCCGCATTGGTACGACTGGTGCTGCGATAACTGGGGCGTGAAGTGGGATTTCGGCCGCGACTGTGAGTCAGGCGACCCGCCCGCCCAAATAGAAGAACAAGACGGAAAGAAGTGCGTCAAACTGAGCTTCAGTACCGCATGGGCCCCACCAATCGGCTTCTACGGCTTTATGTGCCGAAACCTTGGCTTCCGTATCAGGGCCTATTACTTTGAACCGGGCATGGGTTTTGTAGGCACCTCGCACGACGGCGGGGAGCACACGATCAATATCCGCGAGCTTACACAAGACTGGCTCGAAGACCACGTGCCCGAAAGACTTTGCCGCGAATTCAACCTATACGAGTACGCGGCCCAAGCAGAAGAATTTGAAAGAGAACACAATGACTAACACACCTATACGGTCAGGTAACGCGGTAATTGATTTCATTTTTGACGCCTGCGTAAACCTGTTGCTGCTCATCGGCTATCTAACCGGGCTCAGCTACAACGCCGTCAACGTCCTGATCTTTTGCGTCATCTGGCCCCTCCTGACGATCGGTTTACTGGGGAAAGTGTTTTTCTTCAGTGGTTCAAAAAGAAAGTTGAAACTGACAAATGAATCGCGAAGTAACGCTTGAAAAAATCGGCTACATGATGGATCGGCTCGGCGGTGACGACGAATTATCCGCCGACGATCTGGAGAGCATGCTTATCAAAGTGTTTGTCGCCAGCTTTGAGTATGAACACGGGTTCGAAGCTGATCTGATCAAAGCTCTTGTGGACGCCCGCTGGAAGCTGCTGTGCCACGAGAACACCAGTGACGACGACGATCCGCCGACGCTCAGTAGTGATGAAGCGGAAAAGTGGTACATAAAGTGCCAGATAGACATGTACAAGCAGGCTGGTGCTGACGCAGGCTACGCCGAAGAATCAGCCTCGTGGCCCGATTCGCTTCCGATTATCGCCGACTGGGACGCGGACTTGCTCAAACAACTGGCCCGCAAAGAAGTTGCCCACCACCTTGTCGTGATGGAGCAAATCCGGGCAGAAATGGAGAAGCGAAATGCCAACCCCAATTCCTGATCTGTATCAGGTCAAATGGTACGACCGGCAGACTGACACATGGCACTACGGCGTCGTAGACAAGTACAGTCCCGAGTCTATTCAGTATTACGAAGACGGGCAGCAGGTCATCGTAGACGACGCCATCCTGCCAAAACGCTACGTGCTCAACGTAGACGCCCTGACGGAAATCAGATCCACGTTCAATCCGCTCGACGAATACCAACAGTATCTCGAAGACGAATACCACAAGGCCAAAGATTTTGCCGAAAGCCTGCCGGAAGGCCTGCATATCGGCAAGCTCTTGTCTGTGCCGGTCGGTGACGGCTGTGCGTTCTATGTTGTTATAAAAGTCAACAAGAAGACCGTCGACATCGAGTGGCGAGGCTTTTCGCCTGACCGATGGATTGATTTCAGGTTCGGAAGTGGCGGGCGTGAGCCCCGAGACGTAATCGAGGCGATGGTGCGGCGAGAAGACGGCATGCGGAGGCTGTTCAGGCGGTCGCCAACAGTGGCCCAATGAAGGTTGTTGTAGTAGTTGATATCCCGGGCGTCGAAGACCCGGATAGCGACGACGCCACAAACGCGATCTCTATTCTGAGTGACGAATTGGAGTTTCTTTCAGACCGCGGCTACGACTGGTATGTCGACGACGCGACAGAGGATTGATATGAAATTAATTGAAATCGAAGACGACACTGTCTACGTGCAGCATACGCATGCTCATCTCCAACCGCTCGAAAAGCCGCTATATGAAATGATCGACTGGCTAGCTCTGGCCAAGCAAAAACTTCGCCTACTGGAGACGATTCAGGTTACTGGGCGTGGACACGAAGCACACCCGCTAGAGGGCCTCGTAGCTTTAATTGACAATATCCAAGACGACGCCGAAGCCAAGGGTTATCCCGTCGTCTGGTTCTACCCAGCCGAAGCGTGGGAGAACGGCGAACTAGACCTAGAGAGCGAAGAATGAAAAACGCCGACCTATTCGCTGAACTTTCTGCCATGCGTGAACTGGGCGTACACGTCTCAGACGCCACGCTGCAGCACGCCCAAAATGACGACCTAACGCAATACGCCGCTATCTCAGTGAGCGATCTCGCAAGCCTGTTTTGCGAACTCTACAACACCTAACAAGCGTAACATGAGCGACGTTTTTCAGCGTGTCGCGGCCATACACCGCGACCGCATCACAAAAGCCGAAAAGACACGACTGTTAAAGAAAAAGAAGCTGGGTGCCCAGCAGGCCTATTTCAAAGACACAGGCATCATGGAAATGTGGGACGACGTAAAAGACATCGTCATCCCGAATCCGCTGCCCGATATTTTTGAGGGCTACACCATACCTCTCTCTGCCCTCGTACTCGAAACGGCAGAAGAAAATATCAAGCAAACCGGCCTCGTGCTTCGCGACAAAAACGACGGCACACACGACTGGGTTGTCGAAGACCCGAGTGCCGACAAAGACGAACAGCCAACACTGTACTACCGTGCGACAACAACCAAAACAAATTTTTCGCTGCCGCACGATCAGCCGGAAGCCAAGAAGCAATTCGTCGATTCGTTTATCAAATGGCTGTCGAAGTTCATCACGCCGCAGATGCTGCTGGACATGAACATCGACCTAGAGCCGGTCAGCCTCGTCAAACGGTCCCGTAAAATCCTCCAACTGGCAGAAACATGAGCGACGCACTAACTCAAATTTACGCCATGCAGCAACAAGAGCGTAACGAACAAGAACGAGCACGTCTCGCGGCACAGGCCAAGCGAAATCGTGAGGGGGCGGCTTTCCGCACATCCGGTATCCCAGCCCTGTACATGGAGTTCGCCGCCGTACCACTGCGGTCGGACGTCCAAAGTCGCACCTATAAGAAAACAGTGGCCGAGATGACGTGGCAGCACTGCGACCCAAGAGTGCCGGCCAACGCCAATATCCGCGAAATGACGTTCTCCAGCCATTACAGCGGCGATAATAATCCGCGATGGTGGTGCGAAGAAAGTGCAGACTCCGGTCGCATGATTTATTTCTACGCACAAAACGGCAATACTTCGGCCAGAGTTTACTACAACGAGCCGAACGGTCCGTGGCTCGCCGCGTTCGTCGAGTATCTGGCCAAGATATGTGACCCAGACGCTATCGCCGAAAAAATGCGGACTAGACAAGCCCCAGAAAATTTGGACAATCCCTCCGGCACTCGTCGGCAACTTCAACCACTCTAATGGTCGCCCTCAACTCAAACAATGTGCCCCCGGACCATATCATCGAATGGTGCCGGCAACTGGTGGACACGATTCGGGACGGCGGCGTGTGGGGTATTCCACGCTCCGGGCTTGCGTTCCGCGTTGACCACAAAAATAAACGCCTCGTTCTTTCCGCCGGCGAAAAAGAACACGGCGATTTCTACGCTACGCAGCATCATTTCAGCTTTATAGGCTGGGCAGTCGTCACGGAGGACGAAATCAATGACACCAAAAACGGGCCGGCTTGATACCGGCCCTAATCCGTTGGTTGTCCTCTTCAAGCTGCTTTCCAACTCTCTGTTGGAAGACAAGTACGGCATCAACACAACAGCGTATAACGCCCTGTTGATTCTGGCGTCGACGATCGACAAACAGATGGCGTTGGATATCAAAAAGAAAACCGGTGAGTTTCGCAACCGGTATCGTTACGAGGAGTAATTCGGAGCGTATATGACTGAGATTGCCAAGGACCGGCCGACAAAAAATAACGTCCCGGAGATTCCTGTAAAAAAGCTAAAGCAATTATGGGAAACACAACGCACAACCGAAGAAATCGCTATCCAATTAAGAGTCAGTCTGACGTATCTGCACACGCTCGCCAGACGGCACAATCTGCCGAAACGAACGCACGTGCAAAAAGTACGGCGAAAAAATGGTGAAAAAGAAATCGACCCCACCCCCGAAGAAATTATTGCCCGTGCGGCAGAAGTGCGGGCCCGCTGGACGGCGGGTGACCATCGCAGGAATTGCTGTTATAAATCACCGCCTGTAGAAATGCCGAGCTATTCGTTCGACGGTCGTTTTGTTGTTTTTAATGAAATACGCAGGGAAGCTTAGGAGATGCCGATATGGCCGCCGACGGAAAAGGATATATTTCTGACGTAGATTACATTCCGGGGTTTTATGGAAACATGGCCCCGATCGCGATGCAGTTCATCGCGACCATAAACCGTGTTCGCCCGCCGGCAACAGACAAAGGCTTCCGATATCTCGAACTAGGCTCCGGGCTTGGCCGCTGCCTGACGACTCTTGCCGCGGCCAATCCACGCGGAGAATTTGTCGGCGTAGACTTCAACCCCAACCACACAGCGATCATCGAACAAGACGTCGCGGCGGGAAAGTTAAATAACGTCCGAGTCATCACGGCCGGCTTCGAGAATTTACCCGATGACATAGGGGAGTTTGATTTCATCGCCCTGCACGGCGTTTATAGCTGGGTGTCCGCCGAGGTGCGAGAAGCCATCGTTCGCGTCGCAAAAAAGCATCTGGCTAAACAGGGTCTTTTGCTGGTCAGCTACAACGCCATGCCGGGCTGGGCGGCGTTACAGCCGATTCGAGCAATCCTGCAGCAATACGCTTTGCGGCGTTCAGGCGACAGTATGCAGCGGATCACAGAGGCTCTCAAATACCTCAAATATATCCGCGACAACAAGGCTCAATACTTTGAAGACAACCCGATGGTATCCGAAAAAATCGAGTTGTTTACGCGACAAAATCCCCGCTACCTCGCTCACGAGTATCTGAACGAGCATTGGGCCACGTTTTACTTTTACGAAGTTGCAAATGACTTCAACCGAGCAGGTCTTGAATTTATCGGCAGTCTGCCGCCGCACGATAATTTTTGGGACCTGTGCGTCCGCCCCGAATTCAAAGAACTGTTCAGCACCACGACCGACCGAAACACCATTGAAACGCACAAAGATTTCTGTGCGAATACGGCGTTTCGCTGGGATGTGTACTGCCGGGAGCCGATTGCGATGCCGTCGCTGGAAGCCCGGCTCCAGCACGCGGACCAGTTCCACTTCCGCCTCATGCGGGCAGACATCGAGTTCCCGTTCACGGTCAATCTTGGCGTCGTGACCGCCGCGGCTCAGGGACCTGTCTACGAGGCCCTAGCAGCCATCCTAACGGGCAAGGGCATGAAACTGTCCGAGATACTGTCCAGCAAGGATTGGGGCTCCATAACGCCCGAAGAGATCGTCAGTGCCCTCGACGTGGGGGCCTGCATGGGAATCTTTGAGGTCGAGGTCGCGTCCGTGACTACCGGCTCAAATTTGCGATCAAACAGCAAGCTGCAAATCAACAGCGAATTTAATCGACAAATGCTGGCAAACAATCTGCTTATGGGCCGAACCGTTTCCTTGGCCAGCAAACTGACGGGCACCGGTCACATCCTCAACGACTTCAACGCCACGATCCTGCACGAGCTAATCGAGCGGGGACTGCCCGACCTCGCCGAACGTGTCACCGTGCACGTAGAAAAGTCCGGCAAGGAACTCAAAAAAGGCGGCGTCAAGCTAGCCACGCACGAAGAACGAGTAGCCGTCATCCAGACGCTCTGCGACACGTTCTTCAGCACGTACTTTCAGGATTTTGTCAACATTGGAATTATCGAGGAGGCGACATGAGCCGAAACAAAAAGAACGACAAAAAAGAATTGATGCGGCGGCTGCAGAAACGGCTGCAGCGAGCAGGCGTCGAACTTGACACGATTCTTGAAGAGAACGACGGCAACGAAGAAGTCGTCTCCAAGCAAGTCTGGTCAGCACGCCGCCTCGCCCTCAAAAAAGAGATCGAAACTAAGTTGCCAAGCTTTGCAATCGCGTGTCAAAAAGCCAAGCAGGGCGATACGGCCAACTTGTTTATTCATCAAAACGCCTTCGGGTCCATGTACTCAGACGAAGAGTACACGCTGCTCGGCAAGGCGATGAAGTACGCCGGCTTCCACGGCGTCACCATCAACTTTGGCGGCGACCCGACGTACACCCCGGACGACGAAAGCGGCCCGGAGACGGAGGATCGAGACCACCGCCCACCACCCATCAACCCGGAGAACAACTGATGTCAAACAGCAACAACGGAAGCATCTGGCCGATCGTTTGGATCGTGCTCGGGCTCGCCGTCGTCCTGCAAATGATCGCCGGCAACAATTCGTCGAGCACCACGAGCACCGCCACGCCGGCCGACACGGGCAGCTTTGAGTACCGATATGCCAAAGAGCGGTTCAAGCAAGAAGGTTTTAACAACTCTGACGCCGACACCGCCGCCCGGGCCGTTATCAAGTTTCACGAGGCCCAGAAAGCCCGAGGCCAGTGATGAAACTGGTCATTGAGCATTCTGACCGCGTCTACGCCTATTTCGAGAAAGACCGGCATCACAAAAAGATGAACGGTCAGCGTGACGCCACTCGGGAAGTGCCCGCGTTTCAACTGGACGAAGAGTGCGACCTGAGTATCAGTCTTCCCAAGGGGACCTACATGGTCATCCCGGTCAAGAAAACGCCAAAGCGAAAAAAGAACAATGGCTAAAAAGTACAAGTACATCGACAAAGAGTGTCTGCGGGCCGTCAATTACAAAGCCCTCCACGTCCTGCGATACAACAGGGCCGTTCGGGAAGACGTAATCAACGCCTTGCCTGACGACAGACTCTTTCCCGTCACATTTTCTATGCTCCACGAACACAAAGCGGGCGTACCCTGTGAGCCCCACGTTCGCTGTGTGATCCTGACGCCACCGACAGAGGCAGGCGGTCGTCAGCAACTGATTCTGGACATGGAGATGAATATCTTCGACCTCCTGCCCGAGATTGAAATTCCTGACCAGCCTGAAGAGCCGGTCGCTGAACCCGTTGCTTAATAACAACTAAAGGAGACCCTATGGCCACCAAGTCCAAGTCCAAAAAGACCCCGACCCTTTCGGGGCTGAACGTAATCCGTTTCTTCGACGTCCTCAACAGCAAAGCCGACAAGCTGGAGGTCAACACGCTGCCCGAGGTTGGCGTAAAGATGACCCAAAAGCTCGACGCAATCGCTGCGTTTGCCATGGCGACCTATCCTGAATTCGGCATCGCGACTGACGACCTGCCGTACACCCCGAAGTTCGAACGGTTGATCAAGACCATTAATTCGCGGTTCCGCGTAAACATGGGCGGTTGGCACGTTTGGAAGATTCTTGTACGGGCTCGTAAGGAAGGTCTGCTGCCCCGTTCTGTAACTAACCGGAAGTCTGGGACCATCATCAAAAAGCGGTAACGGAATTTAGTGTGTCGGGGTTGGTATTTAGAACCATCAAGACAAAAGACTATTGGAAAGGCAGTGTGTACTGCCTTTCAATTCTTCTCTCTGAAAGAGAGGTCTTCTACGAAGTAGATCGGTCAAGTGGGACAGAATTTGGCATTTTTTCGTCGCAAGATCTTTGCCAGCAACGAGTTACGACGAAAAAATTTTTCACACTTTTGGTTTCTGAGTTTTTGCCAAAACCGCTGTTTCCCCCGGAAAAACGACATTTTGACGTAGGTTGACGGTTCCCCCGTTTTCGGTACGCTAGCAACACAACGCACGGAGGCTTACATGAACCCCATGAAGCGTGCCATGGGCACGCGTAGGAACGACCGCTGCATCTGTGGCAGCGGGAAGAAACACAAGTATTGCTGTCACTCGCAGGCTCTCGCTCAGCCCAAAGTGACGAAAAAGAAAACACACTATATCGACAGCGGCGAGACCGCCGTTCGATACGTAATCTGCGACGGCCGCGGCACGAGTTTCTTTGTTGACAAAGACGGTCGCATTCTCGTTTTCCAGAACAGGGCTGATGCCATTGCCGTCGCCACGCTGGACGAGTTCAACGTCGTCGAGCCGGGCGAAATTAACGTTGCCGGCGTTGGACCCACCAAATGGCAACACCTGCAGGACACGCTTCCTTACGTCGAGGCCGAGAACGCAGAACACGCAGTCACACTCGTTCGCGAGCGTATGCTGATTATGCAGGCTGCTCTTGGCGTCCAAACTGACACAGAACCCGTTCAACCCGCCAGTGGCGAGGGGACCGATTCTCCGGCTCAACCGGAGAACGGCTGATGTCTTTTATACAAGACGCTCTGGAGCCCGAGTACCACAAGGCTCGAAACTACAGGCTGTTTATCGTTAATCGGCGAAATCAGACGCCGCATCTTGTGTCACTGGCGGCGGTGTACGGCATCCCGCGACAGGCTGACCTTGATGACGTTCGTCAGCAAATTAACGACATTCGCGACCAGTTTCTCGACCGGACCTTCGACATGGCCCGGTTTGAAAAACGCTTTCCGGTGTTTGGCGTTGTTGCCGATGAGCACTACTGCGACCAAGACCGGCTGTTGAACGCGTTTAAACTTTGCTGCTGGTGCCGGCCGCCCGGCGTGATCTATCCGCCAAAGACGCAAAAGAAGCGGTTCAAGTCGTGCGGACATTACAACTACTGCCCGGCTTGCTGGGCTCGCGTGGTTGAACAGCAATTCAAGCAGTACGAACGGTTTATCGCCGCCTGCGTCAAAGCAGATTCGCTTGTTCGGTTCTACGCCACCACGCACATTTCAGAACAGTTTGTTCCGTTCGAGGCTGTCGACTCGCTAGAGCATGCTCCGCCGGAGACATACAGTGCTGCGACGAAGGTGATCAGCCGCCGCATTGCTCGTTTTAAACAAGCCGTGTTTAGTCGAAGACGATCTGTTACCAGACACACCGCGGCGTCCATGTGGCGTATTATCCCTATAGCTTCCGAAGGCGGCTGGCGACTTCAGTTGCGTCAGTTCTTTCTTACGGTTCCCGGCAAAAAACCGCCGGTCACGGTTGTACGCGACGCCAAGGTTGTTTTTAACAACACGGTGTTGCTGACGGGCTCTGTCAACGACGATGCGATTATTTCTTTCATTCCGTTTGCCGCCTATCCGCTTGAACATTTGCGGGAAGACCTTGACCTGACCGCGGCCGGATTGAGCGTGCTGGCCAAACAGCGTATGCTTGGCGGGTCTGGCAAATTTAAAACAGCCGGCGACGGTTTGATCGAATTAGCCAGAAAGGCCAAGAAGGCCGCCAGTCATGACGAACGACAGGCAGAGAAAACAAAAACAGCGTAGGCTTATTCCGTACGAATATGAGCCTGTTCGCCAACGCATTGTTTACTTGAGCGAGTTGTTCTTCGGCGGCGACGGCCACGAGATGGCGTTCGCGTTGGGTTTAAAGTATCGCGAACTGGCCTATGTGTTTGAGGGGCGGTCAAAGCCAACAATTCGATTGCTGGCTCACATCGCCGCGAAATTGGACGTTCGCACGGAGTGGCTTGTTTGCGGCGTTGGTCCAATCTGCCGGACACCGCACGATATCGAAGGCCTCCAGTTACCTGCGACGCTGCAAAGCTCGTTTAAGCTTTTTGACGTCATAACCGCGGCCAATTCGCAAGTCCCGCGGCTGCAATTACCACCTGAATCAAAATCGAGCGACACGCTACCCTACGTCAACGCAGGGTGGGCAGTGTATCGGGCTCGTAGTCACCAAAAATTTGTAGGGTTTTTTTTAGGTAGCACTCCGTTTGCGTATTCGTCGGCGTATGACGTGCTGCCGTTTTATCAGGCTGGCTTTGCTGACGTGCTGGCAGTTACGCTGTCAGCCGTGCGGTATGACCTTGCCTCGTCCTGCCGGCCAGCAGATACAGATTTAAACTTGCTCGCCCTTTTTGCGGCTACTCGTGGCATTGGTTACGGAGAAGCCATCAGCACGGCCGCTCTCCCGTCCTGCGACCCCGATTTGAGCGTGCTGGCGTCAGCCCATCGGCTTGGCGTTCCAGTGTTCGTGGCGGCGGAGCTTGGCGAGGTCTCTTTGCACACGGCTCCGAGTCTGCGTGGAGCCGAATTAGGAGCCGCGGTCGGTGCCGCCGCATATGTCGACCTGCTGGCACTGACCGAATGTCTGCAAAACTTTTTTTCTTTTCCCGGCGGCGTGGCTATTCTTGCCGGCGAGCACGTTCGCTGGTTGCGGTTGATCTTGCAGCGGATGGAAAGCCTGCGGAGTACTGTTTCTGAACAGGCCGGCTTTACGTTCGTTGTTTTTGCCGCATACGATTCAGACCTTGAAACCCTTGTCCACCATCATGGCGGTCACGTCATCTTTTTAGACCATCCAACAACGGCTGCTTTCACGCAGTTGTTTCAAATTTGCAACGACGTGTACGCCGGAAAGATTTCCCATGAGCAGTAACACAGAAGAAGAAGATTTTTTAAAGCCGTTCAACAAGCTGATCACCGGGCTGGACAAACACGACCCGGGCGAAAAACTGTTTTTGTTATCTGGACTCGTCGAGTTGCTGCGGCACACAAAAAGTGCCACAGATATCTGGTACATCGCCGAGTTGTTGGCTGCAATTCCGTATGTCGACATTCCGCGGGTGCCGTTCTCGTTTACCAAGACGCTGCTCTCCGACAAATACCGGCAGCTTGTCAAGAAGTCGGGTGTGCCCGATGAACTGGTGCCAGAAGTGCTGCAGATGAGTCTGCTGTTGTTTCTGGAGGAGTTGAACAACTCTGCACCCAATGTTCCTGACGAAACCCGGCTGCAGGAGATTGTGACCGGCACGGCCGAACTGATGGCCGAGTCTGTTCGCCCGGAGCCACCCACCGAAAACCCTAAGTCGCCCGTCGTATCTCCCGAGGTTTTCAACGCTCGGCTGGTGCGGCGGGTATTTGAGCCGGTTACGTTTACGCCAGACGTGGCTACTCAACTTGGTTTGCAGCTTGTGACGTATCGCGGCACGAGACCTGACGGCAAGTTGGGGCAGACGCTTCGCGGTTTATCCGTGCTTACAGAAGGGCAGCACAACGTGTTCTTCGAGACCGGCGAGTTTATCTCGGTGCCAATTGATTACGAGCATATCGCTGTTTCAACGGCTCCAGAGGATTTCAAGAATCTAAACCCGACGGTCATGCTTGCGGTGACGGCAACGGCCGCAGAGCTTGGCGAGTTCTCCGTGTTGACTCCTGAACAGGTTGTCAAACTTGGAGACGGCAAGCTGGGTAAACTTCACGCTCCGCACTTTCGTGGCGTGACTGATGTCGAGGACATCAAACCGCTTGAACACGTATTTGACACGGGCCGAGAGGCGGTTAGGATGAGCGTCACCGGTGCCACGGGGCCCATCGGGGCTACCGTGCGTTTCGCTGTGCCCGCTACGGACATGACCGTGATTCTCGATGCCCAGCAGGATACGTACGGGCCTTACAGCACAGCCCGGCTTGTGCAGACCGGAGCCAACGGCAAGGACGTGGTTCTCATGCGGCATGAGGTTCCACGCCACTACTCACTGCGAGGCGTATATCTGTTTCCTTTGCAGGATCGCCTCGTTTCATTAACGTGTATTTTCTAAAACTATGACACCTTCCCCTTTTGCTGACTTTAACGATGACAACGAGTTGGAGTTTGAAGGCGGCAGCGATTCGTTCGAGTACGATCAGTATCTGACGGTACGCGGACTGCTATGCACTCACTTTGGCAAGGAGCACGGCGACGAGATTTACGAGTTGCTGTACCGCACCGCCAAAGAAACGTCGGAGAGCATTAATTCTGTTTCCACGGTTCCCGGTCTGTTGTTCAATAGCGACGGTGGCGAATTTGTCGGCTTTGAGCAAGACATGTTTCAGGAAGACGAAGGATTCTGATGTACCTGTTCATGGACGCTGAGACAGGCGGATTGACTCCGCAACACAGCCTGTTGACCGTGTCTTTCATCGTTGTCGACGAGCGGTTCAACATCGTTCCGCTCGGAGAAGACAACCCGGGGCTCTACCTTCGCATCAGGCACGATGAGTACGCACTCACGGCCGGTGCGTTGGCGGTCAACAAAATTAATCTGGTCGAGCATCACGATAAAGGCGTCAAAATCTCTGATGCTACAACCATGTTGCTTGATTATGTTTCACGAGCGTGTGCGGTCACAAACAAGAAACGGCTGATCCCGGCTGGCCACAACGTCAATTTCGACGTGCAATTTATCCGGGCCAATCTGCTGACGGACACTCAATGGAACGAGTATTTCACGTACCCGTTTCTGGACACCGCGTCCATTGCCAGATTTTTGAACTCGGCGGGCATGTACAGCGGCGGCTATTCGCTGGCGGCGTTGCGGTCGCGTTTTTTGCCGGGTATGACAGGCAACTTGCACAACGCCGAGACAGACAATCTTGTGACGATCGAGTTGGCCAAGACGTTTGCGTACATGATGCGGATGCCAAGATAATTTATTGCCCGGTAGCTTAACTGGCAGAGCAAGGGATTTTGGTTCCCTCGGTTGTAGGTTCGAATCCTACCCGGGCATTTTGATCGGTTGTTTCAAACCTTCAACAAACACAATGAGCAACAAAGACGAATTACTGGAGCGTAGCCAGCATAGCATGGCAACGCTTGTTAAAATGCGGCTGCAATTTGAGACCGTCGGCGGTGGAGACTATGTGGGCGACGCCGACGGCAACAATATGCTTGAGCAGTTCGTGTGGCGGCACGGCGAAAAAGCCGATTTGGGTTGGTGCGTCGGCGTGCATATGTGCCACATGGCCGTACAAGCTTTTCAAAACCCCAAAGAACTTCTTCAATTTCTTGCCGCGATTCAAGACGGCGTCGAAGAGCATCTGGAATATTTGCGGGACAAACTTGACGAGATCGACAACGAAAATAAAGACGCAATAGCGGAATAGTTCACTATAAATCGCGGAGGCAAGGATGCCTTACAAAGACCCGAAAAAACGCAAGGCTGCTTTACGTCGGTGGTACTTACGCCATAAAGACGAGCAAATTTTACGGGTCAAAGCGGCGTCAAAAAAGATTAGGGCGAGTGTGTACGCGTACAAGGCGGCAACGCCCTGCATGGACTGCGGCCAACGGTATCCGCATTACGTCATGGATTTCGACCACGTCCGCGGCGAGAAGGTAGCGAACGTGGCCAATCTCGTGCACCGCAACATGACATTGCAGATTTGGAAAGAAATAGAGAAGTGCGATCTGGTCTGTGCAAACTGCCACCGGTGCCGCACGTTTAACCGCTCGCAAGCCAATAATAAAAACGGCTGCGACGAATCTGCTGCGTAATTAGGAGATGCGATGGCTGGACCAAACGGGCTTGGCGTTCCGCCGCCCATGATGGACGATGACGATAAAACTATGGCAGGCGGCTGCCTGTTTCTTTTGTTTGGTGTGCCGGTTATTTTGTTGGCACTGCCGGCGGTGCTGCTGGCATTAGAGGGATTGCTGTATTTGCTTTTCCCGCCGCGGATGAAATAACAAAGAAGTATTATGGCTACTGCCACTTTAAAATTTGACTTACCTGACGAGCAAGGTGATTTCAACGCCGCCATTCACGGCCGAGAAGCACTGACGATATTGTGGGAAATTGATCAGCGGTGCCGTAGTTTGCTCAAACACGGCGAGCCCACAGAAGAAGAGGCTCGGTTGGCTAGAGAAATCCGAGAGATGATTCCCTTCCATATAACACAGCTTTGACCGCCATGGATATCGTGCAGAGATTGACGTTGTGTGCGGCAAGGCAGCCGCGTACAGATGCTGCCCAGCTTATGCTGGAGGCAATTGCTCACATCGAGGCGTTGCGAAAAGAAATTCGCACGCAGCGAAATGAGATTGCCGGTTTGCGGGAAGAACGAAACGCCAGCGATCAGCGGCTCGCGACCGCTGACGAAACTACACCACGCGGCGGAATCGCGAGTCCGCTGCATCCGTATCCGTTGGTTCTCACATGACAGACATTACGACAAGACTACGACAGTACGAACACTTCAAGTTCAAGGTTGGCGACTTCGTCCAGCCGATTTCGGTGACGTTGGGCTTCGGGAAGCGGCGTCCGTTTTTCTCGCAGGATCGCGGGACTCCTGCCATGCAGATCATTGAGCGGCTGTACCAAGAGTGTCCCGGCGGCGTGCAGTTGCACTACAAGGTGCGGACGTACTTCGGTGAGGCGGCGGGGTACGCACGGGAAATCGACACGTTCAACGAGATCGAACTGATGCCGTACTCACCGCCGGCAGATGAAGAGTCGGACAAGTAAGAGAACGCCAGCGATCAGAAGATCGCGACAATGGAGGCTGACAGAATGAACGACGACGCTCGCGATTCTTCTGCATCGCGTGGTTCTGTGGTTGAGGAGTTCAAGGTCGGTGACGCCGTGTTTTGGGGCAGCGTGTCCAGTGGTAGTTACAAGCGAAAGGTCGGCGTGGTTGTTGCCGTCGTTGAGGCTGACGAGCGACCCGTTCTTCCAGAGGGTTTGAAGTGCAACTCGTCCGCAGGGTACGGGCTGCCTCGCGATCATCGGTCGTATCTGGTTCAGGTCGGAAACAAGAAGGGTGTCTACTGGCCCCGAGTGAAGCATCTCGGGCGAGCGGGTTAGGCACAGAACGTGTTGCTAGAGTGGGACCGGCCAAAAATGGACAACTTAAAAGATTTTAAATGACAGAATCATTCGAAGAGTTGCAGCGGATCAATAAGAGCCTGCGGGCCCAGTTAGCCTACGCCCGCAAAGAGCTAGATTACTATCGCGGGCAGGTCGGCCGCATGGAGCATACGCTAGAGGCGATCGCCATGCCGAAGCGGGCGGACGGGACATACAACCGCTGCCGAGAAGCCTGCGAGTTGCTGGCCAAAGAAACGCTTGAATCTGTGCGACAAGCATTTAAAGAAGAGGTATGCCAGAAATGATGCGTGCTAGTGACTTATTCCCGCACCCGGACAACATCGGCGAATCCGAGTATCGGGCTGTGTATGACCTCGTTGACGGCGTGCTTGCTGACATGGACGACGAGGAGGAGAGTTATTCAGACGAACAAAAGCTGGCTCACGCGTCAGCGATTTTAAACGCGTTTATTGACAGTGCCGAATCAATGAAGCGGCGGCTGAAGCAATTTAAACATCAAAGGAGTTTGCAGTAATGGGTATGGATATCTACTCTGAGCACGGCGTTGTGTTCGAGGTTAGTGACTTGGCCCTGCGGCTTTTCGGTAACTTCAAAAAGACGCTCGTGGCTGAGATCAAAGAAAAACTCAAGACATTTCTTACCGAGATAAACAAAGACAACGTTTTTGACGGGCCGATTGCAGTACTGGCCCGAGTCAAAACCGGACAGAATCTCGGCGAGTGGTTTGCCAATTTTTGTGAGGACCAACTTGTCGGCGAAGACGTGAACGACCGGTATTTCCGTACTTACGAGCATATGCTTTGCGTGTGGGACGAGATTTGCGGTGCCGCCGGGCTGAACATGCCGACTGCGTCTTTCCGCTACTGGAACCGCGGGCGTTTAAACGGCTGGGACGTGCCGATCGACGTGCCGTGCATCGTGTTTGACGACGAAAGTCTGTTCGAGACCAAGATGACGGCTGCCGGCAAACGTCTCGCTAAACTGCTAAAGCTAAAAGAGCTAACTTCGGTGACGTGGACAGAGTTATCTGTTTAACTGTTGACCAAACTAGGCTGGGAAAAAACTGGGCATTACGCTATTCTAGAAGTTGTGGCGGTGCCCGAGCGATCCCAGTTCCAGTCTTGGTGCAGTTATGCCCAGCTTTTCCGAAATGTCGCCGGTAGAAGTGCAGTTTATACGGCTGTACATCGTAACTCTTCGGCGTGAGTATGTTTTACTCAAGTCAGTGCTGGACCTTATGAGCCCAGAAAATTTGGGCGTCAAAAGTTTTACAGAGGCTACCAACATGGCCTTGGGTCTTGCTGAAATGCAGCAAGACTTTGACAGCAAAATCAGGCGGATTCAAAAAAAGAACAGCATGCGAACGCTGTATTTTCCCCCGATTCCGACGCTTGATCAGTTAGCAGACTTGTTTTCGCTGTCGTTTTTTAAAGTGGTCGCCGCCGCGGGCGATCTGCCGGCTGGTAAGTATCACAACAAAGGATGGTTTAGCGGCAAGCCAACTGAGTGGAAAAAAACGCTGGGGCAGTACAAAGATGTCCCCAAGGAAAAAGCCAGCAAACTCCCCGACCTGCTCACAGACTTCTTTACGGCGGCATTAAATTTCTTTCCGTTCGATAACAACAAATGGCTGACGAACAAATCCAACATCACCAAAAAAGTTTGGCCGCCGGATGCAAAGAACTGGGGCGTTGCCGACGACGAAATTGACGCTGACAACGCGTCCAACACTGACCCCTTTGACTGGCTGTTTGGCGACGATGACGAAGATTAGGAGGTTTTGAGTGCAGCCGCTTTTCGTGTTTTGTGCCGATCTTCATCTGGAAGACGGTGCGTGGTCGTCTAAACCGGCGATCTACGGCGACTCGTACTACAGCTTTAAACAAATTGTTGATTACTGTATTGACCACAAGCTGCCATTGATCCTTGGCGGCGACGTGTTGGAGCGAAAGCAGAATCAGGCCCGCCCGATAGCCATGCTGTGCAAGGAACTATCGCGGATGCAGCATGCTCAGGTACTGGTGTACTACATTCAGGGTAATCACGAGTACGACCGAAACTCGCCGTGGTTAAGTGTGCACCCGTGGCCGATTCACTTGCACGACACAGGCGTCTTTTTTGGCCCGCTCGGCGACATTGCTGTGTGGGGGCTCGACTGGCTTCCCCGCGGTGAGATTCAGGAGGCTTTTAAAACGCGAGTGCCGAAAGATACGGATATTCTTATTACCCATCAGGTCTGGAAAGACTTCATGGGCGAGATTGGCCGGACTGAGTGCGAACTGACGGATGTGCATCACGTGCAGGTTGTGCTCTCTGGCGATTTTCACCCCACTAAAGTTATCGAGGGCGTCAACGCACAGGGGCAGCCGATAAAGATGCTTTCTCCGGGTTCAACCGCCATGCAGGACATGAGCGAGGACTCAAACAAGTTTTTCTTCGTCGTCTGTGAGCACGATGGGGAAATTGTTTTTGAGCCTAAGAAGCTCAAAACCCGCGGGGCTAAGACGTACGTCGTCAAAGAGGCAGAAACGCTGGACGCTCTTTGTGCCAGCGGTTTTGTCAAAGACATTGAAGAACTGGTGACAGCGGCTCAGGCCGCCAACTATCACCCCAACGTGCACAAACCGCTCGTCAAGGTTAAGTTTGACAAGCGAGTGCCGGACGCTTTTATGCGGATCACGACGGCTATTGGCGAGTCGGCCCACCTGTTCTGCGAGGCGTTAACTGACCGAACAGCTACCCGACCGACCGCGACCCGAGACGCAGTGCGGAACGATTTGCTGTCGGCGTTGTCCAACCTGCTAGACGGAAATGTCGATGCGTACAATCTGGCCGCGGCGTTACTGCGGGCAGACGACCCGGCCGGAGAGTGCGACACGCAGTTTAATTCGTTTGTAAAAGAGGAACAGGCAGATGCTACTGCTGAAACTGGAAGTGAAGAACTGGGTTCACCACCGGCAGCGGACCTGTGAGTTTACTCGCGGTCTTGTTGCCATCCTTGGCGAGAATGGTTCCGGCAAAAGCAGCTTGTTCGGTGCAATCCGTTGGCTGCTGACCGGTGAGAACCCAAACTATGGTGTCAAAACTGACAACATCTCGCAGTACGCCAAAGAGGGCGAACCGTCGTACGCCCGGCTGACATTTGAGCACAGCGGGCATACGGCCGTTGTCACCCGGCATTTGCTTCCTGACAAGGAGCCGGCCACGCTGCTAATCGACGGCAAGGAAATTGCCCGCGGTGAAAAAGGCGTGACGACTGAGATCGAAAAGCTGCTGGGTGTTGATTCCAAATTTATTAGTCGGTTTATTATCGTCGGCCAGACCGACATCTTTTCGTTCATCGACGACAATCAAGCCGACACCGACAAGTTTTTTCAGCGGTTGTTTAATACGTCAAAAGCCGATAAGTGTCAGGACGCCATTGGCAAGGTGCTGTCAAAAATCTCCGTCCCGGAAGTGCTAAAACCCAGTTCGCAGATTTTTCTGGAGCAGCAAGAACTGGCCGGGCAAATTGAGGACCTTGATAGTAAAATTCAAGACTTGCCCACGCTTGAAACGTTTCTCATGCTGCAGACCAGCCATCAAGAAACAGTGCAGCAATGGGACCGACGCGAGAAAGCTGCTCAAGAGTTGCAAACGCTCGACCAACAAGCCCAGCAGAACGCGAAGGACATTGAGCGGTACAAGGGCAACATAGCCGAGTATGAAAAAGACATGTCTGCCTTCTCTGCCGCGACGTCTGGCAAAGCGGAATCTCATCGCGAAGCCAAGATCGCTCTGGGTCACTGGGCTAACTATAAGAAAATTGCTACTGTCAAAAGTAGTATTCGTTCTCAGCGGGCAGAGATTGCCGAAGAACGGGCGAAAAATCCAGAGCCGCCTCGACCCACCCCGCCGTCGGCGGAAGAGTGGCGTCGCGACGCCGAGGCCACGAAAGACAAAATCACGGCGTTCGAGCGGTTTGTGGCTATGTTCACGGCAGAAGGCACAGCCGAATGCCCGACCTGTCATACGCCGTCGGCACAGTTGGCAAAGCAAGTGGTCGCATACCAAGAGCAACTTCCGGCGATGCGAGATCATTTAAAGCTCGTCCGGGAGGCCGCCGTAAAAACTGCTGAAGCCGAAAGCCTTCGAAACCAGTGGGAGCTTGTGAACGAGAGGCGACTCGCCCGTGAAAAGCAACTGGACAACTACGAACGCGATTTAACCGTGGTCAAGCCGCCTGAGATGACTGAGGAGGAGTTGCAACAGGCGGTGTCAGACTTCGAGGATTTCGATGCCGCTCAAAAAGAGTTGCAGCCGGTCATGCAGCACACGCGGGAGAAGATTGCCACACTCACCGGGTCTCTGGCTGCTATTAATGACCGACAGCGGCAACTGGCAGAAGACATTAAAGATGTCAAAGTTACGCAGGCGGACGCCCATCTTTCCAAAACCCGCCTCGCCGCTTTGAGCGAGCAGTGCGGCCAGCGGCAGACGCTGGAACAGAAGCGGGCCCAGTTGGCATTCGATGGGCAACGACTGCAGGAGCAATATGACATTGCTGTAAAACAGGAGACGGAGGCTGTTAAATTGCGGCAATGGACAACGGTAGCCGAGCAAGCCCGTGAAGCCCTGAAAAATGCACCGCGATTAGTGGCTCAGAGAAATCTGCAGAGGTTGGAAACGGCAATAAACGAATTGCTGCAGATATTTAGTGTTAACTTTCAAGTAAAGGTGGCGGACGATGGATCGCCTACGTTTATCGCAGAGTTTTACGATGGCCGACGACAAGTCGCTCAGCGACTCTCAATCGGTCAAAAGACGGTCTTGGCTCTTGCGTTTCGAGTCGCCGTCAACGCAATGTTTGCAGAAGAAATCGGCCTGCTCGCGTTGGACGAGCCGACTGCTTCTTTGGATCAGCCGCGTATACAAGCACTAGCCCCGGTTCTTGAAAAGCTGCGAGACCTATCGACAGCAAAAGGGTTACAATGTCTACTTGTGACCCACGCGTCGAGCCTTTCGCACCTTTTCGAGTCTACAATTGAATTAGAACCGCCGGAGTTACGAAATGTACGGCCCGCAGGACGAGACGATAATTAAACTGCATACCGCGGATGACGGGAATGTTTGGTACGCCCGCGGTATAAGCTCGTGCAAAAACTCAGAGCAAATCGTCGACAGTTTCATGCTTTCGCAGACTGTGTCTGGCGTGGGGCTGACTTTTCGTGTTTTAGGCATTCCGCAAAACTCCGAGCTTATTTGTGCTCTGTACTTACGCAGGTACAAAGGCGAGATTCGGTCTGTGGAAATTGCAGGCCCAAATATTTTGGACACCCAGCACGAGTTAAAAGACCCGGCAACGGTATTAATGAGAATGCGGTCGGCTGTTGTTTCCCCGGCGTGCGGTGGGTGGCATAGCATTACGCTTCACGACTATCCGACCTATGCCATGCTGGCTCGTATGACGCGAAATAATTTTGTGTTCGACGAGCCGGCGACGTCGTATTTGCACATGCATCCGGCGTACAAAGCACTGACGTTCATTCCAACACTATCCGAATCTGACGCCGCCAAGCTTTTGGTAACAACAATCGACCCTCGGTGGTACATCGACCGACGCCGGCCCGATCGGATTAAAAAGCTGGAATTGTTTCTCGGCTTGACGCCTGCAATCCAAGAAAAAGTTTCAAATCCAAACAAACTGCTGACCAAGGCTCGTGAGCTTCGTTGCGTGGCTGTGCTCAACAGTTGGAAATCGGCAAACACTGAAACCATTGATTTAAAAAAGCCTGAAAATTTCTTGTACCGCATCTGGCACGCAGCCGGCGGCGGTGCTCACGGCGACCTACGGGCATCGCAGGCCTTCCTTCGGTATTTAAACGACAATTGGCTTTCTGTTTTGGAAAATCGCAAGGGACCAAAGGACGGGTTATTTGCTCCAAACCTGTATTTCAAAACACCGGCAGAGAGCGAGTCATACGAGCACCACATGAAGAAGCCGGTAAAGTAGTATGCAAGAAGTTACGATCACTTTACGGTTTAATCGTGTGTGTCTCGGGGCTGCGAAACGAAAGCGGCACGGTCAGACGATATTCTGTTTTGAGCGAGACCCGAGCAACCGTGTGATGTTTATGTCGGCGGCATGGCTCGCCTGCATGCGGTACGCCGCCAAGATTGCTAACCGCCACCACGTTGATGTCAAAAAAATAGACTGGTGTCCGGTGATTTTCGGAGAGCCCAGAAACGATTGGCGACGAAACATTCTGACGCCCAATAGCGATGGGATGCGAACCCACTATGCTCTCCATGAGGCGTTCCGCCCGGGCGACACAGTTGTCGTTTCCGCTGTGCTGCCAGATGAGATACCATTGGCAGACTTCAACCACCTCCTGACTCTTGTCGGCAAGTACAGGGGGTTTTCACCATTCAACAACAATCAAGAAAAGTATGGAACATTTGAAGTCATTTCAATCGAACCGGTCGCCGGCCCGGGATTCGACTAACATGAATTTTTCCGGCTACCCTGTTGTCATTAATAAAACTGGTAACGTACTCAAGATCACGGGTGCTGGCGGCACTGCCTTAAACCCCGACCTCGCCGCCCACCTGACCCGCGATCTTCGGTACGACCACGTCGAGCAGCTTCACGGGCAGTCGCGTAAGAATCCGATTACCGGGCAGCGGCTTTATTTCCAGACCCGCGAATACAAGCTGTATCGCATCGAAAACGGGCATGTCGTGCTGCTGTCTGGTTACATGGCCCGCATGGTCAACCGGTTGAAGAAGCTGGGTTGCAGCCTGACGCTGGTCGACACCACGCCTACCCGTAAACGCCCAAACTGCTACGTACCGCAGTGGGAGAACCTTGACGGCAAAATCCAGTTTCGCCCGCGGCAGGAAGAGTGCATGCGGTTGATCTCTCGCGTCCCGTGCGGCATCATTAAAGCCGTGACGGGCTTCGGCAAGACGACCTTGATCGGTGCTGCGTCCCAGTTGTTTCCCGATGCTCGTATTGACGTCATTACCAAGAGCGTCGACGTTGCCGAGCGTATTGTGAGGAGCCTTCGACGGTTCGTTCCTAAAGTTGGCATGATCGGCGACGGCTGGAAACAGAGAGAGCGAATTACGGTTATCACGGCAGGCAGCCTTCAACACGCTGACGGCGACGCAGACTTCATGTTTGCGGACGAGGTTCATCAGCTTGCCACGGTGAATTTCTCTACGGCCCTTGCCGCACGCTACCGCAATTCGCGGAACTTCGGCATGAGTGCCACGCCGTATGCCCGCATGGACAACGCCCACGCGATTCTGGAGCCGCTCTTCGGCCCCATGATCTTTGACCTCCCGTACCCACAGGCCGTCGAGTTGGGCCTCGTTGTGCCGGTGCAGGTGAAGTGGTTGCCGATCCGCTTGACACACAACCCGGCCGAGAGGTACAAGCACCGGGTCGCCAAGAAGAAATACGGCATCTGGACCAATCATGCTCGCAACAGCATCATTGCCGACGCCGTCCGCGAGTATCCCGACGACTATCAAATTTTGATTCTGGTCGAGACGATTGAGCACGCTGTAAATTTGGGCTCGCTGCTGCCGGAATTCACGCTGATGTACTCGCAGATGGCTCCGTATGACTGCACGGCGTACAAGCGTTTAAAGCTGTTGCCGCAGGACTATAAACCGTTGACGGACGTACAAAAGCACGACATGCGGTCGGCATTCGAGCAGGGGACTTTACGAAAGGTAATCGCCACGGATGTGTGGTCGACAGGCGTGGACTTTGAGCAATTAAACGTGCTCGTGCGGGCCGACGACAGAGACAGCGATATTGTTGACGTGCAGGGCCCGGGACGTGTAAGCCGTATGTATACGTCGCCAGAAGGCAAAGTGAAAGAATACGGCGAAGTTATTGATTGCATGGACACCTTTGACCCGACGTTCTATCGCAAAAGCTCTGGCCGACGCGATAGCTACAAATTGTTGGGCTGGGAGCAAAATTGGAATGAAGCTGCAAGAAGTTGGCGGACGCAAGCAGGACGGAACGGAATTATTGAGCCATGACTGGTTTAATCGGCTAACCCTGCCGCAACTTGAAGCCTACATCCGCTATCTGTTTATTTTCATGCGGGAGGGCGTCAAGGATTGGGACACTCCGACCCACACGAAATCCCGTGTGAACTGGGACGGAGGCAAGGATGATAAAGGCTGTAAACACAAGTGCGTGTGGAATCTGATCGCCCGAAGGATCAGGTCGCACAACGCGAATCCGGGCATGTGGGTGGCGGCCCACTTTTCACCGTCGGTGGCCGCTGTTCGGCTGGCACAGGGCAAAGGGCTGATCACCAGCCGGCCCGAATTGCTGAACGGCACGCACTCGTACGAGATTTATGATGACTATATCCGGCACTTTGACGAACTGTTCGTCGATCGGTTCTCCTCAGCCGAGGCGTCTATCGACACGCGGTTCAAGATTCTAGCGAGCCTGAACATAGACCGGGACGATCGCTTTCTTCTCACGATTTGCGATACTTCCCATGTTAATGCTCCGCCGTTTTTACGGCACGCATTTTCCGCCGCGATGGATTGTCGGCGGGGCGTATTCAAGTACGCGGTGTTGGCTGCTATCGACTACGAGATGCAGCAACCCATGTACGACGGCTTTATAGCAGACCACGATGAATTCAACTGGCTGCTCACTGACAACATTCGAAAAGTAGTAGTGTGGCTTCGTCAGCATTGGAGGACGTATCGTGGCTAGTATTCAACATTATGTAGACCAACCAAGGACGCTAGACGACGTCCCACTGACCGCCAGCGAGGTGAAAGCCTTGGTACGCGGACTGGTGAAGTTCCCGACCGTATTTCGTTCTGCTTTGCGGACGGGCCTCAAGGCCGGGCAGTTTAACAGCCGCAACGAATCAGGGCTGGCTCTGTTTGTCGACATCCACACGCTGCTCTTTGAGCGACATGATGGCGTCGTGACAAAAGACATGCTTCTTACCGAGATCATGTCACAGGCCGAGTGCAACCTGATCCCGATGCCCGGACATGATGCCGATTTTCTGTTCGGCACCGAAGACAGTCCTAATGGTTTTATTGACGACGCCTTTGCTGTCCCTGCCCGCGAGCTTTCCAAAGAAGAGCTACGGGCTGAGCGGCACTATGTCGAGAATATTCTGCGTCGTTTCCTGAATGCCAGATTGGTCAAGCAGGAACTGCAGCGGCTGGTCAGCCACAGCGACGAGAACACCTCGCCCCGAGAGTTTTCTCAGTTGTTGGCCGCGTTTAATAAGCAGGCTCAGTCTGTGCACTTCTTAGGCAACGAGGCGGTGAACGTCGCCCTGATGCCTGACGAGGACAAGGATATTATTCTGCCGCCGTCGGCAACGCCTACTGGGATTGCGTGGATTGACAACTACATCGGCGGCTTCCGGTCGGGAGACGTATTGGGCCTGCTGGGTCCGTACTCTGGCGGTAAGACGACTATGCTCAGCGTGATCGCCGTCCGCATGGCTCAGCGGTTCGCCATCAGTGACCCTGACACGCTGGCTGTGTACATCGGTTACGAGGACGGGGCACAGAAGATCAATTTCTCTCTGTATTCCGCCGCGGCTCACATCGAGCGTGACGCTTTTATCAATAAAACCCCGGAGACTTTTTGGCAGGGTCTCTCGACCAGCGAAAACCTCAAGGCTTACGAGCGGGAACTGGCGATCAACGCTAATGCCGAGATCATGCTGGGTGAGCGTGAGCGGTGGCGAGCGGTGCAGCACTGGTTTAACAACAACTTTGTCTTCCTCGACTTTTCCTCAAACCCTGACACCGGCGGGCGAGGCAATGGCGGTGTTGACGAGATCGTGGCCACGTTAACGAACCTTATGGAGCAGACCGGCAAGAAGATTGGCTTTCTGGCTCTCGACTACGCCGGCCCGCTTATTAACCGTGAGATGTCGCAGAACGCCAGCACGAAGTATCAGGAGCAGATTTGGCGGCCGCTGCAGATGCTGCCCGACGAACTGAAGACGAAGATCGCCGCACCTATGGGCTGTACGGTCTTTATCGCTCATCAGTTGGCACAGGGCGATATCAAGAACATTCCGGCCTACCGGCACGTCAGTCACGCCGACGCACAGGGCTCCAAGGCTTTTGCCGAGAACCTGCACGCCTGCTTGTGCCTTAACAAGCCTGACCCGGAATGCTTTGTTTCAACGATTCACTGGTCCAAGATTCGTTTCGGTCGTCCGGCTAGTCCGTTCGGTCTTGTGCGTATCGACGACCGAGTTGTCGACGTTCGGGCAGCCGACGAAGAGTTCTATATCAATGAGTTGGCCAAGAAGATCATGCGTAAAGGCGAACTGGGCCCGACCTCGCACAGCAACGAGGTGGTGGCTCCATCCTCGGCGTCTGAACAGCGTCGCCGCCGGATTATGCCAGACATCGACACGTTTGGGCAAAACCTGCTGTCATAGGAGTATTTATGTCGATGACACAGTCGTCCCGACCTAGTGTCAATCCGTTAAACCCAACGCTTTATGCTTTATTGGAGCACAAGTTCGGCGAGGTGCAGATTGCAAACGCAGGCTCTGCCGCTCGTGTTCAACGGTTTATAGACCCTAGAACCGGAAAGGTCGTAACCCGAGCCACCAACTGGGGCGAGTATTACTGCGTCTGCTGCCCGTTCTGCCGCGAAACCAACTTCAAGCTCTGGATTAATCACCTGTACGGTGCCAGTTGTGACCCCAAGAGCGGTAGGCGGAACGACACGTTTCTTGCCCACTGCTACCGAAATGATTGTCTGGAGGTCGAGGGTCGGTCGGCACAACTTGAGGACCTGATTTTTGGCCCCGGGCGTAGCCTGCGGCGAAACATGGTGATCCGCCCCGGCACCGTACCAGACGTCAATGAGACGCTTGATCTGCCGGGCAACATTCTCAAGCTGCCCGAGCTGCCCGAGCACCATCCGGCGATTGAGTATCTGGTTTCTCGTGGTTTTGACATCAATGAATTGTCTGCCACGTTCAATGTCGGCTTGTGTGTTGACGCGTCGCCTCGCTACAGGATCATGAATGGCCGGATATTTATTCCGACGTATTTCAATGGTCGGCTGGTGGCGTGGCAGGGGCGTCTAACGCGGCCCGCCGGCAAGAATGAAATCAAGTACTACACGCAGGGTCGAAAGAGCCGTGCCCTTTACAACTACGACGTTGCCGCCAAGGAAAACGTTGTTGTTCTTGTCGAGGGTGCACCGAGCGTGTGGCGGCTTGGGAAAGCTGGGGTGTGTTTGTTCGGCAAGACGTTGTCGTATTGGCAAGAGAATACGATTGCGACCACGTGGGCTGGAAAGCCCGTCTTTGTTCTGCTAGACTGCGACGCCCGTAAGGAGTTGGAACAGGCTGTTATGCAACTCTGCCAGCATAACCTGAAAGTTGTGCCTGTCGTTCTGCCGGACGCACGCGATCCGGCCGACTACTCCCGAGCCGATCTTTTTAACATCTTGTCTGAAGCCGCGGCGTCTGTTGGCGTCGAGGCTGATCTGTCCTTTTTAGGGTGACACATGTCTTCGTCGGTATCCCTGCAACACAGGCATGCCCGAGTAATCTATGACAACTCTGCAGCAGAGTTAAACGCGGAACTGTTTCCGATGGTTCCGCTTGATGCTGTCGGCATGCCGCCCGCGGGTGCCGACTTTATTGCCCACGCTATTGATCTGGGCGACGACCCGGAGATGTCTAACGCCAAGAAAAAGAAGGCCATCCCGGTCGGCGAAAAGCTGGAGCACCTGTATCGGCGTGCTCTATACGACGAGCGGTTTAGCATGCCGATCATGCTGAAGCACGGCACCGAGCTTGTGTACTTCCTGCCCGGGCACCTGATGAAGTACGGCGAGGGCGACAACCCCGTCTTCGGTCCCAAGCCGGCCCGCATCATGGTGGTCGGCAAGATTCCCGGCCCGAAAGAGATCAGCGAGCAAAGTGCCGTCGTTGGCTCTGGGATGCAGCCCTTCTTCCGGGCGTTGCGTGAAAACGATTTCGATCCCCGCGAATACGCTGAATGGTACGTGACCTTTGCCTGCAAGTTTGGGACACCCACGCCGGACACACCGGCAGTCCCGGCGGCGTGGATTAAAAACTGTGCCGTACTTCTTCAGCAGGAAATCCGGCTCGTCCAGCCCGACTACATTCTGTGTCTCGGCAACGAGGCCACGAAAGCCGTGCTGAACACGAACAAGAGCGTGTCAGACCTCGCCGGCCGCTCCACGACAATCAAGGCGTACGACGCCGAAGGCAACGAGCGTGAAATCAAGGTCATGTCGATTATGCATCCGGCGTATGTCGCCCGGAAACCGGAGATGTATGAAGATTTCTCCGGTCAGATGGCCCGGTTCAAGGATTTGATCAACGACCGCGAGCAGGCGGAAGAAGAAGTTGACCACGCCGACATCTACACAGAAGAGGCGTTGTCTGAGCTTGTTGATTCGATGCTGGCGGACCCGGACCCCAACGCCAACATCATTGCCATCGACTGCGAATGGCACGGCGACTATCCGACCGAAGACGGTGCGTATTTACGTACGATCCAGATATCTAACAAAGATATGTGGGCTCGCAGCATTGTTTTACGCCATCAAGGAGGGGCAGAGGCGTTTAAGCCGAATCTGGACGCGGCAAGAATCCACCTTGCACGGCTGCTCAAAAACACGCCGTCGCGAGATGTCCGTGTCGGCGGTCACTTTTTCCGTGCTGACTTGCCATGGCTTATTGATTTTGGTCTGGATTTACGTGCGGAGTACGCCCCTTCCCACGACCCGGACGAGCGGACCCGTGGCGGTTGGGATACAAGCCTCATGTACCACGCCGTCAACGAGTGTGCCCGTTTCGGTCTCGACGTCTGCTCACTGCGGTTCACGTCTGCCCCAACGTACTGGGACGAATTGAACGCGTGGATTAAACGGCACCGGGCCGAGAACAAGCTCAAGGCCGGCGAAGTCGGCGGGTACGGCGAATGCCCGTCTTACATCCTGCACCCGTACGGCAACTACGACGTTGACGTCACGCGTCGCATCATGATGCGGTTCTACGGGACCAACGGGCATGACGGCCTGCTGGCCCGTGACAACCACGGCCACGATTGTTGGATGCCCTACTGGACGGCCCATAACGCTTCGTTGGCGTTTCTGGAGATGGAACTGACCGGGCTTGTCATCGACCGCACCCGAGCGGACGAATTGACAACATTATTCATGAACACGCAGGACCGACTGATTGCTGAAATTAGGACGGAGTTGAACTGGCCAGAATTCAATCCCAAGAGTCAGCCGCAGTTGGCCGTTGCCTTGTTCGGAGAGCGGTTTTCAAACCGCTACCCAAATCCGCCGTCTGTGCCTGACGGAGCCGTGTTGTTGAATCTGCGGCCTGTGAAGACTACCGGCAAGCGGCCTGTCCTGTGGAACGAGTTAAGCTGGCGTGGCGTTAATGCTGATACGGCCGTGCCCAGCACCGACAAGGAAAGTTTGGGTATTCTCGGACACGAAAACGCTACGGCCGCCAAAATCCGCGACTACAAATTTATTAGTCAGGTTTTGCAGTCCGTGCTGCGAAAGCCGAACGTCACGGAAGAGGGAGATTTTGAAACCGATGAAAACGGTAATTACTCGTATGAAAAAGGTTTGGTCGGATGCGTTCACGCGGACGGAAAAGTACGAACTCATTTTTTCCAGACTAAAGAAACGGGCCGAGCGTCGTCATCAAGACCGCCTCTGCAAAATCTCTCGTCTCGGCGAGAAAACGATTACTCTCGAATCCTGCAAGATCAGTACAAGCACCCTGTCCGGTCAATCCTGCGGGTGCCAGAAGGCCATGTCGGCATCGAAACGGACCTCACTGGTGCGGAACTGGCGGTCCTCGCGTGGCTGAGTCAGGACCAGAACTTTATTGAACACATCCGGCGAAACTTGTTGCCGGAAAACCACCCGGACCACTACGACATCCACAGTCAGCAGGCGATTAAGACCTTCGGCATTGCTGACGTCGAGCCAACCAAGAAAGGGCTGGAGAAAGCCGGCAAAAAGGGCTTACGGATTGCAGCCAAGAACGTGAACTTCGGTATTCCGTACGGCCGCGGCTCAGAGGCCCTTGCCCGGCAGTGTAAAGAAGAGGGTGTGGACGTGTCGGCCGATCAGTGTCAGGCGATGATTGAGGCGTATTTCACGTCGTATCCTCGCACAAAGACGTTTCTGGCCGAGTGCCGTTCGCGGTCTCAAGACCCGGGTTGGATCGTCGGCCCCTACGGGCGTTTCAGGCGGTTCGTCCCGTCTAGCGACCGTGCTATCCGCGGCGAGCAAGAGCGGCAGGCACAGAACTTCCCGATTCAAGGCGGTGTTGCCGACGCGGTATCCATCGCGTTATACAACTTCTACAAATACCGCGAAGAGCACCCTGAGATCGACTACAAGATCGGGCTGCAGATTCACGACGCTATCGTGCTCATTGTGCCCATCGAGCACGCAGAACAGGTGTACAAGGAAGTGGTCCCGAAGTGCATGATTGACGACGTGCCTTTTTATCCACGTCGGTTGGACGGCTCTCTCATCGACGCCGGTCCATATCATTTCGGTTCATCCCGCGAGGTTTTCGTCCACTGGGGCGAGACCTTGTCGGCGAAGGAAGCAAAGGCTCTTGGGTTGCACTTTTTGGCCGAAGATTGATGGGCTTGATTCTTTCTCAGCGGCTGCTAGACTGTGGTCAACAACGCTGGGGAACCAACTCCCAGTACTTATTAATGACGTGAGGTAACCAATCCTCACACAAAAAGAAAGGACGATTTATGCCTCGTTACAATTCGCAGAATCTCGCCGCCATCGACCCGGAGTTCCGGCGGCAGAATAATCTTGACTCCGGTGCCAAGAAGAACAGCCGTTACACCTACGGCAAGAGTGTTCTGATCGCGGCCGGCAACGAACTGATGGCCAATGGCCTGTGTCTCCGCCTTATGCCGATGCGTGAGGAAGGCGGCAGCGGTTTCGTTAATTTCCGCGAGGGAGTCGACGGCGTTGCCACTGGCGATTGGTGCCGGTTGATGACCGTGGCCCACTGGGTGGGAAACCCCGGCGTGTGCTTTATCGTGCACGACGGCAATCCAGAGCTTGATATCCGCGAGAACCCGTACAACCTCCTGTACAACGTCGCGTGGAAGAACAAAGAGACCCCGGGCATCGGCCGCCTGTTCAGCGAACTGCTGCAGAAGCCCAAGGTCATGAATTCGTCGATTGGCTCGCTCACCAAGCCCGAGAAGATGCTGTTTATTTCGGCGTCGATCGTGGGCGTTGATGACCGCGGTCAGACCACGCTGAGTTGCTTCCTCGACGACCCGAAGAAGAACGCCCGCGTGATCGGTCTCAAGTTCAGTGCCCTGCAGTCGTTGTTCTCGGCCCTCAAGGCCCACGACGAATCGGGCGAGCACCTGACCGGCGACATGCTGTCGTTCGGTTCGGCGAAGCTGCTGACGATTCTCCCCGAGTCGTTCCAGAGCAAGGAGCAGAAGGTGATGGGTATCGGTGCCGATGGCCCCGAGACCTTCTTCTGCCCCAAGTACGCTCGTGGCGGTTCGCAGTACGTGGTTGGTTATCCGCCGCCGGATCGTCGCAGTGCGTTCACGCACTTTGCCGTGATCCACGAGAAGTTTAACGGTACGGAGATTTCTCTGGAGCCGTTTGCTGAGCGGATCGAGCAGGAAACGACGTCGTGGGATCAAATCCTAAACGTCCTGTCTTACGAGGAGCAGGCGGAACTTCTGGTTCCGGCCTTCCCGCGTGAGGCGTTGGAGTTCGCGTGGCGTGAGTATCCGCAGTATCTGCGGGCTCTGTCGCGTCGTTCTTCTCCGGCGGCTGCTGTCGTCGAGGAAGACGAGGATAACGACGAGGCTGTGCAGGCGTTCTCGCGTCCTGTGCAGAAGGAGACGCCTGCTTACAACATTATTCCGGTTGGGCAGGAACCGCGGCGGCGTGTCGACCCACCGAGCGTGCCAACTGGTGCCCCGTGGGGCGACGCGGTCGAGGGCGAGATCACGCCCGAAGAAGCCGCTGGTGTTGTTGACATCTTTTCGGCTCCTGTAGAGCAGCCTGCCGCTCCGCAGCCCGCTGCCGATAAGCCGAACCCGGCCGACATTCTGGCTCGGGCTCGGGCGAAGATGGCCAAGAAGTAGTCTTTTCGCTTAGGCTCCGGGATCACGTTGCCTTGTTCCCGGCCTCCCGTCCGGTGCAACCTCTGTACCCCGGAGCCTGAGCCCTTTATTCACTTTTACATACAGGAACTTTTATGGGCAGGAAGAAGAAAAACCAAGACACAGAAGTCGACGTCTTTAGCCCGAATGGCGAGCACCCTGTGATCACCGAGGTGCTGAAAGCGACGGCGGAAGATCAGGACCCGCTTATCGGTCTCCCGCTCCCGACGCTTGCTGCTCGTTATCTGCTGCAGGCCAACATCTTTCCGCTTTCCCGGTTTACACAACTCCGCGGCGAGTTCAGTGCCGGCAAGTCGGCATTGTTGATTGAGATCATGCGGTGGTTTCATATGTACGGCGGCGGTGCGATCATGATCGACACCGAGAACAAGGGCAGCCCGACGATGATGTCGGGCATCTTTGGTCACAACCCGCAGTACATTGCCCGGACCAAGGTCACCACGGCTGCCAGCGTGGAAGAGTGGCAGAGCAAGTACATGGGCTTTTGCAAGGCCATCCACGCCCAGATTGATGCGGCCAACGCCCCTGACCGGGTCGTGCCCATTTGTATCGGTGTGGACTCTATTTCGGCTGTCGAAGTAGACCGCCGTGTTGAAAAGGTCGCTGACGAAGGGCACGCCGCGGCTGGCCACCCGTATCTCGCCCGTAACCTCTCTGATTTCATGCGGACGGCCCTCGTGCCCACGCTTCGTCACTATCCGATCGCCCTGATCGCGACGAACCACTTGAAGGAAGAGATTAACAGCATGGGCTTCGGCCCGCCGAAGAAGTATGCCCCGGGCGGAGCCAGCCTTGACTACTACCCCACGCTGATTATCGACATGCAGAAAGCCTCCCGGAGCAACATCGTCTCCGGCGGTCATGAGGGACAGGCTGTGCGGATGGTGGCGACCAAGAACAACCTTGGAGCCCCCGGCCGTAAGCTGGTCGTGAACCTCATGTGGTATCAATCAATCGTTGCAGCAAAGGACGCTGACGGTAATGACACCTATAAAAACCAGCAGTACCATTACTGGGACTGGCACACGGCTACGATCCGTCTGCTCATGGATTTACAGGCTGCGGACAAAAAGCCCCAGCCCGGTATCGACCCCAAGCTCCCAGCCCTGCTCAAACAGGTCTGCGATCTTGAATACAAGCACGGCACCAAGAATGCCGAGACGCCGCTCGTCTACTCTACGGCTCTCGGCATCTCGAAGCAGGACGCCGTCTCCGAAGTGGAAGCCTCGATCATCCTCGAAGATAACAAGAAGGTGCTCGGAGTTCTCCACGGCCTTCTCGGCGTCAACGAGTACACCATTTGCGACCCTGCTAAGAAGTTTCGGGCTCAGGTGATGGAAGAGTTGAAGAAGCAGCAGATGACCGACGTGCCGGAGCTTATGGCGGCTTCCAGCATTGCCGGCGATAATATCATCCCGGAAGATTTTGATCCGCTTGGACAAGTGGACTGATAGGAGTCTGTATGGGCACGGAGGCCTACGAGTGTGTTGGCGGTCCGTTAGACGGGCAGATCGTCCGGCTGGCGACCACCAACCGCGGCGTCTTCAGTAAGACAGAAAAACTGGATGACGGCCAGCGTTTTAAACACTGGTACATGCTGTTGACGCGTATGGACACGCTCAACATGCGATGCGTGATGTTTTTCTCGTATCGTGGCACCAACCGCAAACGTATGTTGGATTATCCAATCGTGGCCCCAGCCTTTGAGAGCGAAGAGGTCTAAGCAGACTTTGGTTTAAAAAGGATTGACAGTTTGTAGGCAAAGGAGTGCCGCTATGTCCTCTGATTCCCGTCGTGATATTCGTGCAAAACCAGTAGCCGCCGCCGAGATAAAAGACTACACAACGCGAGAGAGTATCTTGCAGCCAATCATTTGTGCAGACCTTTTTGATCGCGGCTTTAGTTGTCGTGTGGTGGACAACGGCGTGGACAACACCGGCGAGTGGATAGAGGGTGACCTAAAAAACAACAATCCTGACGTCAAGATTTTTTTTGACTCGTTGGGGCAAGAGGAGCCGATAGATATAGTGTCCGGCGGCGACGAGCTTCATGACCATGGTTTAAAGCAATCGCGTACGTGCACGTTCAAGCAAAATAAGTTCGATATGTGCGTACAGCATCGTGCGTCGCTGCTCGTGTACCGCCACGCCGATTATTACGTTTTTAGCCGCGACGCTATGGACAAGTGGGCGACGAAATTTCCAGCAAAACCGCACAAGGGTTTTGGCAACAAAATGTGCCATATCGGCGACTGGGACTACGCCGATCAATTGGTAGCGGAAAAGCTGGCTGTTCGGAACGAATGGTCGCCGTCCGCTAAAAATCTAATCGCTCAATATCAAGACGCGTTGTTTAAGCCGCGAAAGAAAATTAATAGAGCTTGGTGAGGAACAATGACAGACAAAATTTTATACGGTATTTTATACGGTGAATATGAGCCGTCGGAGCATGACATCGTAATTGAGGGCAGCAGGCTGATCTGCACCTGCGGAGCCTGCCCCGAACAATACGACGTATTTGATGACCTGAGCCGAGTACAGATTGGTTACCTTCGCCTGCGGCACGGGCACTTCCGGGCCGACTATCCAGCCTGCGGCGGCAAAACAGTCTACGAGGCCGACCCCCTCGGCGACGGCGTGTTTGACGATGACGAGCGAATGATCCACCTGACCGCGGCAAATCGGGCCCTCCGAAAAGCCCACGTGGAGGCCATTAATGAATGACTTCCGCGATCAGTTCTTCGGCGAGATTTTTAACGAAGATAATTTTCACCGCCAGTTGTCGTTCGAGAGCCGCGTCGTTCGCCGCGTGTTCTCCGAATGCGGCGTGCGGATACCCAGCATGGGCCGGCTGGTGAATCTGTGCCGGGACGAGACAGGCCACCCCGAATTCAGCTTCGACTGGTTCAATTCAAAGTACAACCGGTTTCCCGGCACACTCTGCGGCCGGTCGATTGGCTTCTGCGGTTACACGACCGATGACGCGGGTAATAAACGAAAGCAGTTCATCTATCAATTGGTGATTACTGAACTGTTAAATCCTAAAAACAATCGGCTCGTCAGGGCGATCTCAAAAGCCCTGCACGAAAGTGCTGTCAATGATAGCAACCCGTTTATCTTCATTTTCACTATTGTGCGAAAACGGTTTTGTGCTCATAATCTGGACCTGCCGTTTCCGGTGTCTGCTGAGTCGCCGCGGACGCAATGGCGGTTCGACAACGGGTCTTCGCCGCTGATCATTGAGCCCGCGACTCCCCTGTTGCGTGCCATCGGGCCAGAGTGGTTCGAAAACTAGGAGCCTGTCGTGTCTCGGCCCACGGCCTCGAAATCTCGCAGCGTCTTTGCCCCGGTTGTGGCGTTCTCGTTTAACGCCGGACAGCGGGACGAGTGCAAGAATTTCTTGGCTCAACGCAGTGCCGATACCGAATGCATCCCGATCGTTGACGAGGCCCAGCTTACGATGGCCTCTGACGGGCGTATCGCCGAGAACGGCTATCGGTTCAACGCGATTGGCTTCTCAGCCGTCTCGAACGCCCTGATCAGCGGAATGAACTCTGTCTTCAACGACCTGACTGGCGAGTCGCGTAACTCGTTCCGGGCCAGCATGACAACGGGCGATCTGGCTACCGCGGTGAGCATTTACAACATGGTGCTCAAGGCCCGGTTTGAAAACTTGCGGGAGCGGACGCTGCTCGTCAACCACCGGGAAAAAACCATTGAGGGCTTTCTCGGGCTGGAACACCGGATGCTGGACAACGCTGTGTTTTTCAACCTTGCGGCTGAAGAACTGGAGGCCAGACAGGGTGACGCGGTGTTTTACCGGGCCGAGCTTATCGGCCGGGAGTTGCGGTTGTACTTCATTGACAACAAAACCAAACGCAACACCCTGTACCGAGACCCTCGGCACATGTTTGCCGCCGGCTGGTATTTTTCAAACCGAGAAGACTCCGGGCTGGCTGTCCGGGCGTCTCTATGCGTCATGACCAAGTTTGGGGCGGCCATCGAACCCAAGTCCCGGACGTCGTCTGTGCGGCACTCTGGTGCTGACCTGATCGGCCGAGCCGCCATTATGGTCGGCAAGATGGTAGACAGAAGCGTTGAGATGGATGCCGTAGCCCGCGGCGTCAACCGCATATCTGGCATATCGCTCAATTACTCAGAGTCGACCAAAGCGAGAGAAGCCGCTATGAATCAATGGATCGACTATCTGGGTCGGTTCAAAATCTCTCGGGAAGACGCCCGGCATATATGCAAGAACGCGGCGAGCGTCGGTGCCGACATCGACCCCCGCAATCCGATGGACCTCTACAGCCAAGAAGTCCTCAGTTCCCGTACCGTTTACGATTTGTTTTGCTCAATTCTACGATATTCGAGAAATCAGTATCACACCACCCGCGATCTTCTGCAGAGCGTGGCGATGGAAATACTCCTACCCAAAAAGGAGCGATAACGTGCGTGGCGTAGAAAAGTTGTTTTTCGTCCTGTCCGTTATTGGTCTGATACTGACGACAGTATTTATTTGGTTTTTGACGTACTGGCAGGCAGCCCCTGTCCGATTTTAAGGAGAATGTTATGAGTCAAAATTCTGGCTCCCGGTCGATTTCTGTAAACAACGATCCGCTGGCTAGTCAGCTTGCCGAGCACGCGTTGACGGACGAGATGCAGAACGTCGTCTCCGAGATCGACCAGATTTTCGGCGATGTGCAGTCCGCCAGCCTGACGGCTTTTTGGCAGGTTGGGAAGCTCATCACGGAGGTTAAAAACGAGCCCGACAAGTATCTGACACCCGAGCAGCGTGCGGCTCACGTTGACGGTGCGTCTTTGATTATTTCTATCTTTGCCCCGATCTACACGGCCGATCAGCTTCGGGGTGCCGTTAATTTTCACGAGCGATATCCGTCCGAGTCGGACATCACTCGTCTGCTCTCCCTCCGCTGCCCAGACCCTGACCGGCCGCGTTGGCGGCTGACAGTGTCGCACGTGCAGCTTTTGTCTCAGGTGGCTGATGACGACCACCGGGCCAAGCTGGAGACCAAGTGTGCCGAAGAGGCGTACACGGCTCGCAATCTTTCCCTTGAACTGCAGGAACTGCGGGGTAAGCAAAAGAACAGCGGTCGCACCCATCGGGCACCCAAGGGCCTCAAGCAACAGATTCTCGACCTGCTGACGCACCAGCGGCGGTTTATAGGTCGGTCTGAGAAACTGTGGCTGAACGAAGAGCAGGACAACATCTATGACGACGTTGCCAATACGCCGCCGAAAAAGCTTGACACGTCTATCCGCAGTTTCTTGGCGGAGATGACCGAAAACTTTGACAGGCTGAGCGACCTCGTCGCCGATCACGTGGCTATGTGCCGCAAGATCAACGAGCTTATTGAAAAGATGGACGAAGCCGCTGAAGATGAAGAGGATGAAGCACCGCAGGGCGTCAGCAAGAAGAAGTCCGACATCACCCGTTGAGAGGTTTATATGTTTTTCGTCCGTAATGTGCCTGTTGTCATCGAGCCGGGCGTGGGCGGCATCGAGGCAGAGTTCGCAGTCGCCAACCCGCCGAAAAAGCAGCGGTCTTTCCCCGTGCAGTTGTTGCGTGTAGCCCTTGACGAAGAGGCGGCAACAAAGCTGCCGTTCGTTGCGTCTACCAAGTTCCCACACGTCTTCTCGCTGACGGCTGCCCCGGAAGAGTCGGTTTCGCTTTTGGTGTATGACAACCTTGGCCGAATCTCGTTTGTGTACACACGCGACGGGACGGGAAAGGCGTGGGATAAGCGGGAGGTCGCTGCTGAGCATGCCGGGAAGACTGTCACACAGTTTTCTGTTCGTTTTTCGTTCGGCTCCGCCAAGCTTCGTGACAAATTCATGGAGCTTATTGATAACGTTATGTCGCAGATGCAGAACGATCAGAAGCCGAGCACGGCAGACGTCGAAGCGGCGTTTACGATTCTGTCTCGGTCACGCGTCGATCCTGTTGTAATGCCTGTGGCTGTGCCCAAGAGCAGTTTGAAGAGCGTAAAAATCTGATTTAGCGACAGCAGTCGAACGGAGTCGACTACGGCGGAGTTAAATCATTTGTCCCGCACAATTACGTGAGCACGTATGGACCTGCAAGTCTCCCGGCTCGATATAAATAAGACCGCCCAGCATTGGCCGTCCAATCTGCCTTTCCAACCGGCAATGCTTATTAAACAGCCCACCGTCCACCCGCTTGACTGGTGGATCGCTGACAGCCCGATCGTTCCCGGAGAACCGACCAACTGGGTGTCGGCGAAGCAAGATCAGTATGTTCGCATTCCTTTGTTTTCTTACGAACTCAGCCATCAGGCAGACCTCGCTCTTGCGTACATGGTGCAATTGGGGTTATCCTGTGCGGGCTATTTGCCCGGCCGAGTAAAGAAGTTTCACGTGGTTACAGGAAGCCCCGTTGATCTTCTTTATGATGAGGCTATAAATACGAGTGTCGGCCTCCGGTATTGGTTTGGTTTGGCCGTCGTTACAGACAAAGGAGTGTAAGGAATGACGAGCGTTCCGAAGATTATTGACGCACAGTCTGAACCTGTTTCTCGCGGGTCTTGCTCTGTCCCGGGATCGTCCGCAAACATGCAGAGTGTTCCGCTAAAAATTGACGCGTCTCAAATGCAGCAGATGCTTCAAGGCATGGTAAGCCAGCAAATGCAGACGGGCCCTGTTGGCCCCGCTCCGCGGATTGCTGGCGTGCAGGTTGATCCCGGCGTTGATCGCATCAATCCGTCTATCCACATGAAGGCGATTTCGGAAGAGATGGAGAAGCTGTACGCACGTTTCGACCGGCTCAAAAAGTTGGCGGCAGAACTGCACGGGCGTCAGCTTGATACTCCGCTACCGGACCATGTTCGCCTGAAAAACATCGTTATCAATTTTTCTTTGATCAAAGACGGTAACGAAGAAGAGCACTCGGCAGAAATTCAAACGATTGCGTCGATTGGCGACATCACTTCGCTGCTATCGACGGAGTTTGGCGTGATTATTTTGGCTCTGTCTGATCAGTCGCGGCGGATTCAGGAACTTGCAGAAAAAACAAGCGAACGCTGCAATTCTGCTCTGAGCGAGTGGGAGAAGAACAACAAGGACAAGAAGATCGTCCGCACCGGAGACAATAATGTTTCTGCGGAGGACGAAAACAATCAACAGCCGGATACACCTGTAACACTAGAGGCGTCATGACGGCGAAGAAATTCAGCCGAACGCAGATTTTTCGACGTCGGGCACAGTTGATGACTGTGCTCGACGCATTTAGGGACCAGTCAGTCACTGGTAACGTTATTTACGAAATGGCTGACCGTCTTATGGCTGCGTTGCCGCAAACGGTTTCACGGAATGCGGTATTTGAGTCGGTGCGTGTTTTGGCCGGGTCTACCATGACGGCGAAAGCCGCAGCACTCATGGCGTGGCGACTGGCCGGCAACTTAGATCGGCTTATTGACGGCGACGCGGTGACGCCGTGGACACGGCAGATGCACGACGAGACTGTGCCGGTTTGCGTAGAACGCGTCGTACCGACAAAACGCCGCGATATCAGTGGTTTTATTTTCTCATGCCGGGCTTTGGCGGGTACACCATGCACAGAGTTGTTTCCGCAGTTCTTTTCTGTAAACAGTTGCCGGGCTATTTCTCGGATTGTCGGATTCTCGCCGAACTCGTGGGGGCCTTTGCAGTATTCCGGTATCGGCATGCATTTTATCAACTTAATGTTCTTCGCCCACATTGAAGCTGAACGCAGTCGTGAGAAGCCGTACTTCCGGCAGGTGAGCGTGACTAGCAGCATGCTCAAGCACAATAAAGAACTGCTGGCTGTGCGATGCCGGACGGCTCCGTGCCCGGAAGGCTATCAACACGCTTGCACAAATTGTTTTGTCGGGTACAACGAGTGTTCGTTCGCCGTTCACGCCAAGACATATGTTGAGGCCCACTGTCGCAACTGCGATTCTGTGTCATTCTTTGACCCAGAAAACGTCGGGGTGATGTGTGTTAATTGCTGCAGGGTGAATCGCCACATTACAAACTAAGTCTTCAAGGAGGAAGCCATGGCCGATATCGGCTATCGCCGGAAAGGAGATTCCGGCCCGTTATACAGTCCCGAGCGGGATTACGCCTACATTACGCCGACTCTGATGCGGCAGGCGATCGAAAAGCTCGACGCTAATGACGACGTAGATCGTTCACGGTGGCGTGCTGAGCAGAACATCACTGAGGCTGAGATTGTCGCCATCGCGGAGGCCCTTGCCGAAGCCCAGCGTGATTTCGTTAACGCTGGTGACCCTGTTTCTAGTTTCGACGCGGCGTTGAACCGGCACGGCTTTTACAACCTTCGGTACTGCGTTCGTCAGTACCTCTGGGCCGCGGTCGGTGAGGTTTTTTGTGCCGCGTGGTTTATGGCGGTGCGAGAAGTTTCGGTCGTTGGCGAAGAATCGCCGGCTCAAACGGACATGGCACGGTTTACCGCTGCAGTTCGCGAGTTTGCCAACAAGAACAAGTCGTTGACGTATGACGCCAGCTTTATGGCAGAGCATTTGCGGATGCTGAACGACGTCATGGTCGGTCGAGAAAAAGACCTGTTGGCGGCGTATAAAAATCGGGCCGCGGAGGTTACCAGCTTAAAAGCCGAAAACGCTCGGCTGCAGAAAGAACTGACTCAACAAAAGCAGAAGCGTAGCTTCTTTTCTTCAATCTTTTCACGGCAAGGAAACAAGTAATGCCGAAGTATCGGATGTATAAAGACCCGGAGACGTTTGCCTCTAAGGTGGGCAAATGCCCGCCCGAGGCCACCCGGTTTCTCGGTCTGGATTTGGGGAGCAACTGCGGGGTCGCGATCTACGATCTGATTCCCGGCAAGAAGTTGCTGCAGGAGAAGCTGCAGTTGTTTCAGTGGGACCTGTCGACGCAGGGTCTGGAAAGCGGGGCGGCCCGCTTTGTTCGGCTACGGGCGTTTCTGAACGTCACTGCTCCCGAGGTACTGGGCTACGAAGACGTTAAGTACTCGCCGCCTAAAGAATTCTTTGTCAACAAAAAGTTCGGCATCCCGGCTGTGCTCTCTCGGGTGGCCACGGCCTCTGAAGTGCTTGGCGGCATGAAAGTGACGGTGGCGACATGGGCCGAGGAGAACAATCTTGTCTCCAACGGTTACGCGATTGCTACAATTAAAAAGTTCGCCACAGGAAGTGGTAAGTCAAATAAAGAAGACATGATCATTGCCGCCAACAAATCGCTGGGAGCCGCTTTTGACGCGTCTAAATATAAGTCGACGGGCATCGACAATGTCGTGGACGCGGCGTTCGTGCTGCTCATGTTGATTCAAAAGGTCCACGCTGGAATGCCAGTCCAGAAGAAATAAACCATGAGCACGCCGGGCTCGTTCAGAGAACTAGACGCGATAACGAATGCCGACAAGATCGCCACACGGTCTTGTGCTGACATACTGCGTGGTTTCGATAAGAAGATTTCTCTGTTTACGCCGGCGTTGTTGGTGACGCACGGCGGCTTTGATCGCGATCCCGTTACCGAGTTTGACGCACGGTTCCCGGCCGAGTCTGAAGACAGCCGGCCGTTCTGTATCGACTTGAGGATTGACACGAACGAGTTCTTCTTCCACGGGTTGGGTATTCACCCGCTCCCCGGCTACCCGCTACCCGTGCACTGGGACAAACGAATCTACGGGATTGACAAGGCCCGCGAGGAAGAGTGTTTCGCGTTCCTGTCCGGGATCGCCTTCTCTAATCCGAAGACAGGCTTTTTCGCCAGCGTCTTCGCGTACGACCTACAGACACCCGACCCTACGTCGTGGTTTAACGAGATTCTGCCGGTAAAGGTGTTTGGCGTGATCTCCAACAAGTTTATCACGATGCTGGAGAAGCGGCTCAAAGGTCCGCCGAGCGTGCGGCAGATTCCAGTGCCGTCGTCCACCGCGGCTTTGGGCTTTTTACAACAAAACGGAATTCTCAGTCCTTTTACAGAAAACGACCCCCTCGACCTGCGTGATTAACATGACTGAAGAACAGCAGCCTCAGCTTTTCCATATCGCCATCCTTCACTCTGACGGCACGTTCGGTGTCGAGGTCTTTATGGCCGTCGAAGAGGCCGCCGCCCGCCTCCGAGAACTGGTGAACAAGGACGTATCTGTCGCCTGCTTCAAGGGAGTGCGATTGAATGTCTCCAAGCCGCCCATGCGGTATTTGATGACACCTGACGGCAACATCCCGCTGTTCGACACCGACCCGGTCATCGAGCCCGACGACACAGGTTACCTTGGCCTCGATCCGGCCCATCTGGAAGACCCGCCGCAATTGGCTGTTCCTCCAGTCGGCCGGCCCACCACGGCGTCAGACGAGTTCTTTTCGGACGACGACGAGGGTAACGCCATCAACATATTTGACAGTGCCCTTCCCGACCCAGACAGCTAAACATTTCGCAATAACACGGCATATTTAATACGCCCGGCTATTTTTCTCAGCGGGCAAGAAAGGGCTTATATGCGTGTTGTTGTATTTCGTGGTTCCGCGGTCAAGCGGCAGCGAAAGATTTCGGATGACAAGATTCTGCTTGTGTTCTATTCCCGACCACCATTGGTTGTCACACCAGCCGAGTGGGAAGCCGAGAAAACGAACATGTACTACGACGCTAACGTAAAGCGTCGCGATGTTGTACGCGGCCTTTAAATAACAAAGGACATGCCCATGTCGATTGCAGCAGAAAAACTCGACACTATCGTCAGCGACAAAGTCGCCTCAATTATCGCTCAGCAGCGTCGTCTGCTAAAGCGGTTTGATGACGTCTCCCACTATCTTGGTGGCGTCACTGCTGGGCTGTACATGCCCGGTATTGATCAGACCTTCGACAACCCGATCAAGAGTCTCAGCGGGCACCGCCGTCCACCGCTGTTGACACTGGAAGTAAAAGACGGCAGTTTGATTTTCACCGGTGCCATCAGCCGGCCACGTAACGACAAGTTGGTCTACTCGGTCATCTTCAGTTACGACGTCTCGCTGGTTTACACGCCACGAGGCGGCGGTAAGTCTCTCCCGGCAAACAACGTTGTGCTTGCTCGTCGGGCCAACGAGTTGCTGGGTTCGTTGGTGGCATATGGTCGTCGGGCGTCTTTCGGCATGCACGAAGAACTGCAGCCGCTCCGCCTTCCGCAGGTTGTCGTTGAAGACGGCCGCGTGGTTGCCGAGGATTACACGCCCGTGCTGGGGTTTGAAACGGATAACCCGGCGAAGACGATCGAGACGGTTTCTGTCCGTAAGGCAAACCCGGCAGATAAGATTCTCGCCCGTCGCGGAATTGAGTATCCGCTGGGCGTGGGTCAACCGGAACTCGAAGAAATGGTTGGTGAGTTCCGTGCCGAGTTTCCCGAGGTTGAGATTGGCTGGACAGAGGCCGTCGAGGCGTTGCTGTTCCGCCGGACGTACTTCACGTTTCCCATGTCGCTGTCCGAGGCGGCAGACTATTCCCCCGAGTCGGTTGTCTCGGCTATGCGTGCCGAGCTTCCGAAGAAGCATCGGTGGGAGGCGTCGTTTAATGACCTTGTGACTGCGGCAAAAAATCCACAGAACCCGCTCCGTGTTAGCCGGCTGTCTGAGTTGCAGTTGTTCCCCGTGGAAACTGCACAAGACCTGCCCGACGAATACGGCGGTACGGTTCTGACGCCGAACAACTGGGCCCCGTCAAGCACCCGACAGGCCGTGGTGCAAGAAAACGCATAGACACAATGCGATTCTTCCTCAAACCTGATAAACCCGTGTTAACGTGGCTGCTCGACCATGATGCCGAGCCGCACATACTACCCGTCTTTCCAGAAGACGAAAAATCAGGTTTGGTGGTCGCCCATCTCCTATCCGGGGGAGTCGTCGCCGAGGTGATACCGACTGAAAAGCACGTCGTGACGGCTTGCGGTAACGGCATTCCACTTGGCAGGTTGTATTTCCAGATTCCACGGAGTCTGCTATACAACGTTTGTGACGGTCTCCTCCCGCAGGATTTTCTGGGGGGTAGTGCTATGTAGCACTCCCCCCTTTTTTTAGCTATCAGAGGTTTTTATGCCGGCGTATCAGGACCCATCCAATGTTAAATTGGAAAACGGCCGGTCTATGGCCGAAGCGATTCGGCCCGGACCGTATGGGCTTAAAGGCGTTGTTGTCGGTAAAGCCACCGCTGGCGGCACGCCGGTAAATTACGATCCGCACGATATGTCAAAAGTGCGGATTAACATAGTCAGCCCAGACGGCCGAAACGTAAATTCTCTCGGCTTCGACCAGATGACGCAGGAGCGAGTCAACGCTGCCATCGCAGCGGCTGAGCAGCAACTGCCGGGCGACGATATAGACACAATAAGGGAGCGTGCCGCTATGGTTTTTGAAGAACTGGCAAAGACAACAAAATCGGGAGTGCAGAAGACGCCTGTTCGCCGCAGTCCTCCAGCCCGGCGACCTGAGCCAGAAGATGATTACGACGAGGTGGAGATCGTCGAGGAACTGCAGGAAGAAATTGCCGCCGGCGTAAATCCGCCGCCGGTTCCGGCTACCGCCCCGCCAATTGAAAAGATTGACCGAAGCTACAGCCCTTTGGCTGCGTTTGGTTTAAAAAAGCAGTCGTCCCCGCCGTCACAGGTCGGCGGTCATTCTGCTGTTGGCTCTGCCCGTGTCGGTCCGCCCCAGAAACTTGTCTATTTTGAAAAAGAGGGGATTGGGACTGTACCGGCGTTTTTTCATGACGTCATCGTGTCGACAGCCCCAGCCGACGATGATGCTATTGAAGAAAGCGGGTTCATGGTGTTAATTTACGACCTGCGTTTTGATCAAAATGCCGCTCGGTGGTTCCCTCCGGCGAACGACCCATATCAGCGTCCATGGGCCGTCCAAATCAACGAGGACAGCAAACTGTACCTTGTGCATACGACCGGTTTTCAGTATGTTTATGATAACCGCGAGTACTGCGTTTTACTGGTCGAGCGGGCTGTAATGTCAACCGGAATCTAGTCTTATGGAAAAGCAAGGCGTGATCAGGGCTGATTTAACAAACCCGGAACACGAGCCGGAAAAGACAGCCGCCCATAATGACAACAAAAAACCGACCGCAGCGGAATTAGATAGTGATTTTCGTAAGCGTGCGGCCGAATCTGCCGTAAAATAACGGGGTGCTGTAGTGTCGTTAACTCCTACCGCACAATTGGGCTACAACTCGCTGGGCAAGGGCGTTCACTCTGACGAACGCTTCCCGGACCCGTTCTGCGACATCGCCAGTCTCTCGATGCCGGAAAGTATTCAGACAGCTTTACGCTGGACGGAATACGTCATGAACGCCAACGGTCCGTATCGGCAGGCGATCGACCGCGTGGTTTCGTACTTCGTTACCGACATCGAAATTTACGACATCGGCGAGAACACGACTGGCCGCGAAGAGAAGGAAAAGTTTCAAGTCTTTCTCGAAGACACGCTCAGCATTAAGAACGTGTTGCACACCATCGGGCTGGACTACATGTCCTACGGTAACTCGTTTACCAGCTTGCTCGTGCCGTTCCGCCGATATCTGTCCTGCAAATCGTGCGGCCTCGAAATGCCGCTCGACAAGGTTTACAACTCTGAGCAGTGTGCATTCAAGTGGCATGATTTCCAATTTCACGCCACCTGCCCGAAGTGCAAACGAACCGGCGAATGGCGACACATCGACCGGCGATCTGGCGACACGGACAGCATGCACGTCAAACGCTGGAGTCCGCACGAGATCGACATTCTCTGGGACCCGTACACCGACGAGTGCTCGTATGTCTGGAAGATTCCGCAGGACTACCGGGCGTTAATCAAGCAAGGACATCTTCATCATCTTGAGCGAGCCAGTTGGGAAGTTATTCAGGCTATCAAGAACGAACAAAACCTGATGTTCGATAAGGGCGTGATTTACCACCTCAAAGAAGACGCTCTCGCCGGCATGCGGAACCGCGGCTGGGGCATCTCTCGCGTGCTGACCAATTTCCGGCAAGCGTGGTACTACCAGATTTTGCACCGCTACAACGAGGCGATCGCGTTGGACTACGTGATCCCGTTCCGCGTCATCACGCCCGCCCCACGAGGCGGCGATGCCCAATCTGCCGACCCAGTACACACCATTAATCTGTCCAACTTTACGGCTCGCGTGCAGTCAATGCTTCGTGCCCGCCGCACCGACCCGGCCCGCTGGAACGTTCTGCCTTTCCCCGTGAACTATCAGGCCCTTGGCGGCGACGCCTCGCAGCTTGCTCCCAAAGACTTGCTCGATCAGGGCCTTGAGACGCTGTTGAAGTGCATCGGTATGCCGGTTGAACTGTTTAACGGCACGCTGTCGTTCCAAGCTGCCCCGGCAGCCTTGCGGCTATTTGAAGCCAACTGGAGCCACCTGCCGCACAATATGAACCGCTTCCTGAATGACTTAGCGAGCCACGTTGCCAAGGTTATGTCGTGGGAACCGGTGGGGGCCAAGCTGGTCCGCGTCACGCACGCCGACGACCTCAACCGGCAGATGGCCAAGCTGCAGTTGATGCAGGGCCAGATGATCAGCAAGACAACGGGCCTCAAGAGCGTAGGCATCGACTACGAAGACGAGACCAAGCGGATGCTGGAAGAAGAACGCATTTACGCCGAAGAGCAAGAGCGGATGCAGAAGCAGATGGAGCAGTCGCAGCAAATGAAAGACCTGTCGCAGTCGGCCGAGATGGTCGGCGGTGTTGGACAGGCCGGTGCCAGTGCGACGGGCATGCCAGCCGATCCGGGCGGTGCTCCTGTGCCAGCCGCCGGCGGTGCTCCAATGGGTCCGGGGCAGCCATCAGCCGTTGACCATTTCCTCATGCAACGGCAGAACTCTGGTAACATCCCGCGGACGCCTGAAGATTTGCAGCAGCAGGCCCAGCTTATCGCTAACCAACTGCTGTCGATGCCGGAGACGCAGAAAGATTCCGAGCTTATTAATCTCAAACGTGGCGACGCGACGATGCATGCTCTCGTCACGAGCATCATCGACGACATCCGACAGCAAGCCCGGTCTCAAGGCGGGGCAATGGTTATGGCTCAGCAGTATGGACAACCTGCTCCCGCTGGTATGTAGAAATGAGCATCGGCATCTATACGCACTACGCCCAGTGCGACCAGACTTATTTCGCCATTCGGCTAGCTGACTTTTTGCGTGACCGTGGAATAGATTTTTCTATCTACGCCGACAATCAGCCCGCCAAGATCAAGTCGCGTTACGACAACGTCGTCGTCTATAAATCCAAACAAAGCTTTACTAGCTGGGCCAAACACAAGTCTGTAATTGTTTGGACGCATATCCCGCGTGTTGAGCAGATAAACTACGCCAAACGAAACGGCATCCTTACCGTCCTCGTTCCAATGTGGCAGGAAATCAGCCCGCCGTTCCGCAAGGCCGCTCGGCAGGCGGACCACATCATCACGCTGTCGACCGAGGCCCGTGAGCTATTTCACGGCGTATACAAATTTCGTAATGTCACGCTGATCCCCTTCGACACCGGACTGCCGATTACCAAAAAAGAAGGCACTATTAACCACCGTAAGATTAAGTTGTTTTTACCGTGGTTTGATCGGAACGCCCGCTGTACACAGGGCTCGTTTCTGGACTGGCTTGCGTATTTGCTCCCGCGGATGCCCGAAGCCCACCTCACTGTGTGCATCTCGTCGAGTAAATTCTCTCCGGCTGTGGCTAAATTTTTTCAACGGCTGGGAGAACGGACTGGGCGTGTCACCCTGACGCGTAAAGTTCCGTTGACGGAACGCCCGGCGTTATTTGCCGCTCATGATCTGACAATTTTTCCGGCCGAGTGCGACAATTTTGGGTTTTGTAATTTGACGTCGATCAACTGCGGCACGCCAGTACTGACGTTTGCCGTATCGCCCCAGACCGACTTCGTATATCCTGACGCGAACGGCGTGTTGGTCAAAACCAAAATAGATTTTGACGAGAACGGCGTGCCACACGCGGCACCGAACTACGAAAAGTACGCCGAAGCGTTGCAGACATTAATCGCGGAGCCGTGGCACATTGACAATTTAAACAAAAAAATTAACTATAACCTCAACTCACGTCGCAAATCATTCGAGCTAGGATGGCACGCAATTTTGCGGCTTGTTTAGTTGCGGTGCACGGAGGCACCCATGAAAAAAACAGACGAGCTATCGTTAGAAAAAACATATCATTTTGCGGCTCAATGCTACGTCAATAAAACTACGCCCGTGGGCGAGGAGATGCTTCAGCACGCAAAGCGTGTCGCGACGCAGGCCGAAAAGATTGCCCATCGCTTGTACCAAGACATGCGACAAGACTATCTGCCAGAGAACTCTAAAGACAGCATTACAGCGATTGTGCATTGCGGTCTTTTGCATGACGTATTGAACGTTAGTTCTTGTGCGTTTGAAAACGTCGCCGAGGTCACCAACGTGCAGATTGCCGCCATGGTTGCCGCGATCAGCCGGGATTTTCGGCTTGTCGAAACAAAGCGAGATATGGAGTTTCGCGGGAGGTTGAGTCAAAGCCCTGTTGGGGCTCAGATTGTCGTGGTCGCGGACATCCTCTGCACGGCCAAATATCTGTCTGACGCCATAGAGGCTGCTGGCCTACCACTTGTGCCTAAGTCTAAAAAAATTCTTGCCCAGCTTGACGGCGATCTGCTAGCAGTGCATGCAGCGAACAAGTACTACGTTTTACGAATGTTCACGCACGTGGCTAGAAACTTGCTGTCAGAAATTAGCCAGAAGATCAAAGCCTGCAAGCAAAAAGCGAAGATGGAAAAGCTTGTTATGCAGAGCACGAAAACATTGCGAGAAACGGTTGCTGCTGAGAAAAAAGCCAAAAAGATCAGTAAAGCTAAAGAGCAGAAACGAGAGGTGCGATATGCCGGAAAACGAAATGTTCGCGAAGATTCGGAATGACTTTCTTTCCCAGACTACCAGCCAAAAAAACGACGCTGAGGTGTTGCAGCGTTTCTGTGAATATGCTACTAAATGGCTCACCGATTCTGGCATTGTAGGTGTTGGCCACGCGGCCAGCGGACTATCTCTTCGCTTTTCAGACGGAAGTGAATATTTACTAACGCCCACACCGTCCGCCGAAACACCTGTCGCGGTCATGCCGGCCTTCTCTATTACCGGCAACAACGGCGGCAGCGTTCGATCAGCGGGAGCGATGGCCGATTCTTCTATTCGTGTCACCGGGTAATTGCAGAAAGGCTTGTTGTGTTTATCTGTTTTGAGGGGATTGACGGTGCCGGCAAAAGTACGCAGGCCCGCATGCTTCAGCAGCACTTAGCAGACGACGGCTATAAGGTTGAGCTTGTGGCTGACCCCGGGACGACAAAGATCGGCACAGCTATCCGGCAAATCCTCCTCGACAACGATGGGCCAATTACGCCGGTGGCCCAGATGCTGTTGTTCTCCGCTGGGCGGGCAGAACTGTCGGCATACGCCTCCGAGCAGATGCGTAAAAAGACAGTCATAATCTGCGACCGTTGGTTCCTGTCGACGCTTGTTTATCAGGGCGTCATGAACGACATACCAGACGGCCTACTTATCAACATCTTTGAAGTGTCAGACTGCGTTTTTCCTGACATCTGCTTTTTGCTCGATCTAAAACCGGCAAAAGCTAAAAAAAGGATGGGCAAACCCCGCGACCGGTACGAGCGGAAATGCATGGCTGACCGAAAAATCATGCGTGACGCCTATCTTGAATTCGCCGACCACGGCCACGCCGCACGCACGGAAATCATCAACGCCGAGCAGCCGGCAGAAACAACACACCATCAGATTTACACCATTGTGAAATCTGCATTGAAGGATCGCGGTGTTAAACCAAGAATGGAGTCTACTCATGGCCGTAATGCTGGCACCAGAGTTCGCCGCCGCCCGTCGCGAGCGTGATGATTCGGTTTTTGTTGCTAAAAACGAGGCTCAAAAATTAGAGCGAAAATTGCTCGTGAGCCCTGAAAACAAAACCGTAAATAGTGCACTCCGTAAAATCTGTTATGTACTGCACGCTCTTGTGCAGAAGTACGTCCCGAACTCTGCGGCGACGTTTGAGGATTATTCGGCCCTGTTGCACTGCACAAAATTGCTGCAGGATATGGGCCTAAAACCCGAGATTTCTTCGAAAATAGACGCCGACGTTTCCGGTTTAAGCGTAGACGTTGTTTACAGTTCTTTTGAATACCGGCAGCTACGCAATAAAATGATGGCTGGTCTTTCGGTGATTGCGGACCTGACGGAGCGACCCGCGACGCCCGGAACACCTGAATACCAAAGAGGCGTCCGAGAGGGATATCGACGAGCAAGCGACATTGCCGTTTTATTTCTCGAAGACCTCGACAACGGAACTTAACATGGAACCACAAAGCGTCCTCGATCAGCTAGGCGACTTAAACCCAGACGCCTATTTGTTTGAAAACATGGCTTCGGCTCTGATTGGTGTGGGGTACATTGGCCACAAGGACCCCGTAGCCGTCTATAGCAAAGCAAAAATTTTTGAAAAACTCGCGGAAGATGGTCTTTCTGAAGAAGACGCCGAGGAGTATTTTTCTGGCAAGTTCGTCGGTATCTGGGCCGGCGAAAACACACCAGTGATTCTTGACGACGTAACGGAGTACTGATTTCAGTGGCTACGCTTGTAGAAAACACCCCAAATTCCATTAAGTTCCTAAACGCCGAGAACGGCACAAAAAACGCACCGACTTTGTACATCCAAGCCGGCGACTGGGACGCCGGAGATCACGCCGAGAGCGGGGTTGTTTTCGATATTTTTGGGGAGCAGTCACCAATGCTTACAGCGGCGGATGCTCGCAAGCTGGCTAAATGGCTTACACGGGCGGCAGACATTGTTGAGGGCGTAAAGCACTCCGATAAAAAGAACAAAACCCGTCATCGCTATGAAGAAGATGACGACGACATCAACGACTACAAAAGGTGACGTATGGCAAATAAAAAGATTTCTGAACTCCCGCTAAAGTCTACTCCCGGCGTAAACGACATTCTCCCAATTGTCGATACGTCGGTGGAGCCGTTCGTCACTAAAAAAGCGACTGTTGGTTCTTTATCAGCAATTGGGCCAACTGGCCCGCGGGGTGCTACTGGCCCTCAAGGTATTCAGGGTGCCACTGGCCCGCAGGGTGCTACTGGCCCTCAAGGTATTCAGGGTGCCACTGGCCCGCAGGGTGCTACTGGCCCTCAAGGTGCTACCGGCGTAGGTGTTACAGGGGCAACTGGCCCGCAAGGTGCTACCGGCCCTGCTGGCACGAATGGCTCCAACGGAGCAAACGGTGCCACTGGTGCTACCGGCCCTCAAGGTATTCAGGGTGCTACCGGCCCTCAAGGTATTCAGGGTGCTACCGGCCCTCAAGGTGCGTCCGCACTTTGGCTTTTTTCTGGTGAATGGTCTGGCGGCGTTATTTACGACATTGGTTCGGTTGTCACTTACTCTGGGCAGACTTGGTACTGTCTTCGTTATGCACCATTGGGTTATGGGCCGTTTGGCGGCTACGTAAATGATTACTGGACTTTAATCGCACAGGCCGGTGCGAACGGCACCGACGGTGCTACTGGTGCCACTGGCCCTCAAGGTTCTACTGGCCCACAAGGTGCTACTGGACCTCAAGGTATTCAGGGTGCTACTGGCCCTCAAGGTATTCAGGGTGCTACTGGACCTCAAGGTGCTACTGGCCCTCAAGGTATTCAGGGTGCTACTGGACCTCAAGGTGCTACCGGTGTTACAGGAGCAACTGGCCCTCAAGGTATTCAGGGTGCTACTGGACCTCAAGGTTTTACTGGACCTCAAGGTGCTACCGGTGTTACAGGAGCAACTGGCCCTCAAGGTGCTACTGGGCCTCAAGGTTTTACTGGCCCTCAAGGTGCTACCGGTGTTACAGGAGCAACTGGCCCTCAAGGTGCTGCCGGTGTTACAGGAGCAACTGGCCCTCAAGGTGCTACTGGCGTAGGTGTTACAGGTGTTACAGGAGCAACTGGCCCTCAAGGTATTCAGGGTGCTACTGGCCCTGCTGGTACGAATGGCTCCAATGGAGCAGACGGTGCAACCGGCCCTACTGGCCCTGCTGGCACCTTAAATACGTCGAACTACGTAACGTCGTCTCAAAACTTATCTAGCGATCAAAACAATTTAGTTGTCACAGTCACCTCTGGCTCTCCGCCGTTTCAAACAACTAGCAACTCTTCTTTGGTTCGCTTCTCTACGACAGCGGCGATAAACGTAACGGGCATTTCAAAGACCCTGTTCGACAACAACGGTTCTATAAAAATGCTGTACAACGCCGGCAATTTTAACGTGACGCTTTCTAATAATTCTTCGAGCAGTTCTGCTGGAAATAGATTCATCACGTACAACTCTGCCGACTATGTGCTTGCTCCGAATTGCGGCGTCACCATCGTGTACGACGGCACATCTTCTTGCTGGAGGGTTTTTTGATGTGGATAGTCAAGGCCGGAGCGTATGCTGGTATCGCGTCCCTCGACTGGCGATTCGTTGGGAATATTTACTGGCCCGCCTATCAAGCGAGCATTTCTCAGACGATTGCAACAGCCAGCGTTAATGACGTTTTAACGACACCCAGCGGAACGTATCCGGGCAGTGGTGCGTTCAGTGGTGGTGTTCTCCTGCCTAACGGCAGGGTGTTCTGCGTGCCCGTCAGCAGCACAACCGCGAGGATTTACAATCCCGCAACCGACACGTTGACCACGCCCAGCGGAACGTATCCGGGCAGTAGTTCTTTCAGTGGTGGTGTTCTCCTGACTAACGGCAATGTGTTCTGCGTGCCCTTCAACAGCACGACCGCGAGGATTTACAATCCCACAACAGACACGTTGACCACGCCCAGCGGAACGTATCCGGGCAGTCGTTCGTTTAATGGTGGTGTTCTCCTGCCTGACGGCAGGGTGTTCTGCGTGCCCGGCAGCAGCACGACCGCGAGGATTTACAATCCCGCAACAGACACGTTGACCACACCCAGCGGAACGTATCCGGGCGGTAGTGGTGCGGGCGGTGGTGCGTTCAATGGTGGTGTTCTC